GAGCGTAAGCCCAATGGTGAGCCTACGCGTCTGCTATTATCATTACAGGCATGGGGCGCTTCTTCAAAAGCTGACGCTAAGAAAAAGGCAGCAGCTATGTCTAAACGACTCGAAGCTAAAAAAGGAAAAAAATAATGGCTCGCAAAGACCCAGTTAAAGCAACTGTTGCCCAGATTAAAGGTGTAGGCGCTAAGCCATACACTGGTCCAGGCGTAACAAAAACTTCTAGAAAAGCAAGTTCTAGAATCATTTCCGCTAATAATCAAGCTATGGGAAAGAAGAAGTAAATGGCTGAAAAGAAAAAGACTGCTAAAAAGCCACCACTAGGTCAGGGCGGACGCTTCAAGAAGATTGAAGAAGAGGCTAAAAAATCTGGTGCCAAGAATCCTGCAGCAGTTGCTGCAGCTGCTGGTATTGCAAAGTACGGCAAAAAGAAAATGGTAAAGCTTGAACAAAAAGGCAAGCGCGACGCCAAGAGAGGCAAATAATAATGGCAATGAAAAAGTGCGGTAAATGCGCTGGCTGCAAGAAGGGCACAATGTGCACCAAGCAGTGGGCAGACTCAAAGGCTGACAAAGCTGCTGACAAGAAGATTATGAAGGGCATGACACCTGCCCAGAAGAAGGCTTTCGAGGCTGGCGACGAGAAGATGGACAAGAAGAAGCCATCTAAGAAGCAGGATGAGAAGATGGACAAGGCTTTAGCCCGCAAGGTCAAAAAGTCTGTTCCGCCTAAAAAGAAGTAGTAATGGCTAAAACCGACAAAGCGCTTAGAAAACTTAAAAAAGATGCTGCTACTGCAGCCCGTGTGTTAAGGTCTGAAGTACCTCAGCAACCTGGGTATAAGGGAGTGGCTACTAAAAAAGAGCAAACTAAGCGCGTCGGTGCTGGGGCACTAAGGGCAGAAAAACGTGACATAAATACGTTTGATGCCGTTAGCTCTAAAGGGTTTGATGCAACACCTCGCGAAAACCAAATGTTTAGAGCTATGCGTACTGGTAGAAGTCGCCAGTTTACTGCGGATGTTAAACGCAGTAAAGTTGGCGACTTAGTGCAAGGTGTCGACATGCCAAGAAAAGGCGTAGTCGGTAAAAATAAGTAAATAAAAGTTTAGCCCCCTTTATGGGGGCTTTTCTTTTAACCTAGAAGTAGCCTCATGCGGAGGCTAGATTTAAATTGCGCTGTATTTTGCTTACTCCAATGGAGACTGACATGTCAACTATTGACAAGGACAAAAAATCCAAGGTTGTTAAACCTACGGATAAAAAGTTCTTTTTAGGTGTCTCAGACGGCTACCTAGGGCGCGATAAACACATGATGGTCACTCTTGTAGCAGCAATTTTACGGCGGCGTAAATGACAGTAGATATTAGCGTTTCTACAGATTTAGATGTTCTTGCGGCTGACTTAACTGCCATGCTTCAAAAAGACGCTATTAATATGGGGTGGCCTAGACAGTATGCTTCTGCGCTAACTGTTAGTGCTGAAGGTACTCAAATTGTGGTTGGTTACCCAGAAGAGTACGAAGAACAAATAAACGACCTTGAGTATGGTGCAGAAGACACTACACCTATTCCAGTGCTTAGGCGTTTTTTAGACAAAAACCAAGAGTATGTCTCTAACCATTTAGCAGAAGCATCTTTAAACTATTTATTTGACTTTGGGATTTTGCCATGAGTTTTATATTAAGTGAAGACCTTGCTCTCAAAACTCTTATTAGCGGGATTACCGTTACCGATGAAAAAAATAACTCACGCACAGTTGGCGTATGGTTTGCCTACCCTGACGTAGAATCTCGTAACCAGTCATACCCTTACATGACTATTGAATTACTCGACTTTCAGCCTGCCGCCTATCGTCAGCACTCTGGTCTTTACGTAGATAGCGATTTGCAGGGTACTATTGCACCAGTTTCTGGAACTGAATATCAGTATGAGATTCCTGTGCCTTGGGACTTAGTTTACCAAATTACTACGTATTCTCGTCACCCGCGCCACGACCGAACTATTATTTCTTACTTGCTAAACAATGTGTTTATTGGTCGTCGCGGCTATCTTCCTGTTCCCAATGATTTAGGAACTGAAACAGCTTATAGACATTTAACGCTAGATGAGTTTGTTAAGCGTGATACCATTGAAGATAACCGACGTTTATACAAAAATGTGTTCACACTTACAGTTACTAGCGAAGGAACTGCGGCTACGTTCTCTAAGACTACCACCGCAATTGCAAGTGTAAAAATTAATAAAGCCACAACAGCCGACATCCCATCTGGACAACAACCCGTTTAATATACGTCTAATCTCAACTAAACCCAAGGAGAAAATCTCATGGCGACATACAACCGCCCAGGAGTATATCTAGAAGAAGTATCATCTTCTTTTCCAGTATCTGCTTCGCCTACAGCTACTATTGCCACGTTTACAGGTCCTGCCCTACGTGGACCAGTTACCCCTACCCTAGTGTCGTCATGGAGTCAGTTTACTTCTTTGTACGGTGACATTGGAGCTAACTCTGCAGACGCTGACCTACCTACCGCAGTTTATTTATTCTTTGCCAACGGTGGAAGCCAGTGCTACATTCAGCGCACTATGGTTACCGTTCCAGTAATTGCTTCTGCAGCCAGCAGCGGAACCAGCCTTTCAGTTATTTCTGTTAGCAGCCTACTTAGTAGCGATGGTTCTACTTCAATTACCCTTACCACAGCTAACGCTAAGGGCGCTCTAATTACAGGTAGCGGTATTGCTGCAGGTACTTATGTAGTGTCTATTTCCAGCACTACTCTTACCCTAAGCCAGTCAGCGTCAGTTCCTTCAGGTGCTACTTTGGCTATTGCAACGCCTTTGCTTTCATCCGCTAGCATTTACGGAAACAGCACTGTTCCAGTCCCAACTGGCGCGGTAACCCAGTCAGGTACCAGCGTTACGCTGACTACTACTGGTAGTCACAACTTAAAAGTTGGTCAGTCAGTAGTTATTGCTGGAACAGCCTCATCTACGTTTACTACTAACACTAGTGTTTACAATGGTACTTTTACAGTTACTGCTGTTCCTAGCGCAACCACTTTTACGGTTACAAACCCATTCTCGCCTTCAACTAACATCTCTACTGCTGGTACTGTTACTTCTCAGTCTAGCCAAGTAGAACTTACACTTACCGCTAAGTCGCCAGGTGCTTGGGGTAACAGTCTTTACTACGAAATTTCTAACTCAACTGCTAGCACAGGATACCCAGGTAAGTACTTTAACCTGGCTATTTACTCTGGCGGTACTGCTACTGGAAACATTGTTGAGCGTTTTAGCGACCTTACGATGCTATCAACAGATTCATCTTACGCAATCAACGTCATTAACGCAGGTTCCAACTACGTTGTTGCTAGTGACTCTAACGCCGCTAACCACACTAACGCTACCTTCTCAACCAGCGGAGCCAACACGCCATTAACTACTAACCTAGTAGTATTAAATGCTACTGGTGGTACAGCTGGTTCATCAAGCACTAGCTTGACTTTAACCTCAACTGCTCCAGCAATTAGTGTGGGTATGTATGTTTACGGAAATGGTATTACTAACGGAACTACCGTATCCTCATACAACACGGGTACTTACGTAGTTGGTCTTAGCTCAGCTATGACAGTTAACAATGGTACTGCAATTACTTTTGTAAACTCCCCATTTACTGGTGGAGCTGACGGAACTACAGTAAACAATACTGCTATTGCTGCTACTACTGCTCTAGCTAAGTTAGACTCTGTTTCTCAGCCGTTGCTTCTTAATGCCCCTGGTGTTACTGAACTGACAAACGTAAACAACTTGCTTAACTATGCGTACAACCGCGGTGATGTGTTTGTAATCATCGACCCTACGCAAACTACTCTAGATGTTACAAGCCAGCTTGCTTTGACCAATACATACACTGGTGGTTCTGGTGGTTCTGCGGCTCTTGGTTTTGGTGCTGTTTACTATCCCAACTTAACAATTCCAACCCCAAACTCTAGCACCCCTGGCTCTACTGTTACCGCCTACCCTGGTGGTGCAATTGCAGCTAAGTACGTGACCACCGACGCATCACGTGGTGTGTTTAAGTCACCTGCTGGTCTTGAAGCTCGTTTGTCAGGTGTTGTAGCAGTAGCTAGCCTAACTAACACAGAACTAGACTACCTAAACAACGGAACTGTTAATCCTAACACGTTCAGTAACGCCACCCCAGTTAATGCTATTCGCTACATTCCAGGCGCTGGAATTGTAGTTATGGGTGCTCGTACCTTGAACAGTTCGTACGCAACACGTTACGTGTCTGTCCGCAGAAGCTTGATTTACTTACGTAAGGTACTTTCAGACTCAACTGCGTTTGCTCTGTTTGAAACAAACGACCAGCGTCTGTGGAACCGTTTACAGACAACCTGTGAGGCTATCCTAATTAGCTTCTGGCAGTCTGGCGGTCTTAAGGGAAACACCGCTCTGGACGCTTTCTATGTTAAGAGCGACAGCAGCATCAACACCGCACAAACAATCGCCCTTGGCGAAGTCCACCTAGAAATCGGTGTGGCGCTACAGCGTCCTGCTGAATTTGTAGTTATCCGTATTAGCCAGTACGACAGTGGCTCTGTTGTAACAGTCCTGTAGGAGGAAAATTAAATGGCACAAAGCTCAATCTCTCGTTACTCTAAGCTGGCGACTGACCCTTTAAGAAATTTTAGGTTCCTTGTCAACTTCCGTGTAACTGGTGACACTGGTGTTCCTGGGTCAGCGGCTGCTGGTCAGAACTCGTTTCTTAAGTTTAGCGGCGGATTTACTTCTGTAGATGGCCTAAGCATGAACGTGAGCGGTATTAGCTACCGTGAAGGTGGCATGAATACCACTCTACACCAGCTTCCTGGAATGGTTACATACCAGCCACTTACACTGTCTCGTGGAGTAATTCTAGGTCAGAGTGAAGCAATCAACTGGTTTAAGCAGTTGTTTGCTGCTTCTTCTGGTGAAGGTGTTTCTGGTGCTGATGGTTCGTCATTCCGTTGCGACCTAGACATTTATGTTCTAGACCACCCAGCTACTGGCTCGCCAAACATTAGCGTTTCTGACATTATCAGTAGCGCCTCGTACAAAATGAAGTTCATTGTGCACAACGCTTGGATTTCTGGACTTAACTTTTCGTCGCTAAACGCCTCAGACAACGCCCTAATGTATGAGACTATGACCCTAATTCACGAAGGTCTTTCAGTCCAGCTGGCAAACTTTGGGTCTAACGTACCTGCGACACTAACAGGAAATTAATATTTAAAACCTGTTAAACTATAAATAACTTAATTAGGAGTACTATATGGACAACAATATTATCAGTGACCCTTCAACATTCGCGCAGCTTGCTGAAGAAGTTACTAACCCACAAGTTGAAGTTAAAACCGTTGCACCATCAAACTCGGATGTTATTCTTCCTGGTGGCTTTATTGCTAAAGATGGTTCTTTAATTAAATACGCCGAAGTTCGTGAGCTAACTGGCATAGACGAAGAGGCTGTATCTAAGGCAGGAACTCCTGGCAAAGCTTTAGCCGCGATGTTGCAACGAGGCGTTGTTTCAATTGGAACTAACGCAGTTGATAAGTCAGACCTTGACCAGCTATTAAGTGGCGACCGCGATGCTCTTTTGATTGGTATTCGCAGAGTTACTTTTGGTGATGAGATTGAGTTTGGCGTAACTTGCCCTCACTGCAGGTCAGACTTGGAAATAGTAGTTAACTTAATTGATGATGTGCCAACCAAAACGTTGGATGACCCAATCAATGACCGAACTTTTACTTACGTGTCAAAAAAGAATGGTGCAATTGTAGTAGGTCTTCCTACTGGCGCAATTCAGAAAAAACTTATTGAGAATAACGATAAGAACGGTTCTGAGCTAAACACTATTCTTTTGGCTGGATGTATTAAGTCTGTAAATGGTGAGCCTGCTATTGGTGCTACAACAGCGCTTAACCTAGGCATGGCTGACCGTGAGGCTATTATTAATGAACTTCTTGCACGTACCCCAGGCCCACGCCTCGGGGAGGTGAAGACGACTTGCGAGGCTTGTGGAGAAGATGTTGCTACTCCACTGTCGTTAGCCGACTTGTTTCGTCTATAAAGAAAAAGAATACGAACAACTACTCGACCAATACGAAGCATTATCTAGAACATTTCCTGGCTGGACGCTGTCTGACATCAGAAGTTTGTCCGTAAGAGAACGTGAAAATTGGCTGTCTAGAGCGGCTAGGAATCGGTAGATATGTCTTTACCTAATATTGGTCCAAGTAAGACCCGTCTGGTCACTGACCTGGACGACGCGTACAAGCGTTTAAATACTACGCTTGCCACTACCGCTAAGCTATCTGACCAAATTGCTAATGGCTTAAATGGTGGCGGTGGCGGAAACAACGCTGCCAATTCAATGGCTAACATGACGCCACCTCCCCCACCTCCTGGTATGGGTAACGGTCCTGGTGGTTCACCAGGACCTGGCGGACCTTATGGACCAAATAATAACGCCTACACCAATAATGCTAATCAAGGCACTTCGTCTTCAAGAATAGCTAGCATGGCTGGTACTGCTTTTGCTGCAATTAACACTGCAGTAAATACTGATGACATTATTGCTAATCAAAGAAGTAGAACTAGGTTTGGCTTTTTTAATGGTCAAGGCGGTGTTAATTCAGGCGCTACAGCATTTCAAAACCTACAAAACATGGGAACAGCTAACAGTTCTTTAGATGCTGCTGCCGCTTCTATGGCTGGAAACAGCGTAGGCTTAATGGCTGGGTTAAGTAACTATGGAACTATTCAAAAAAGCACAGCTGGTATTTCAAACCTTTTGCCTGGAATTGGTCTTGAAGCTTCTATGGGTGCAACTGCTGCATTAAACCAGGGTTCTAGCGTAAACAAGCTTCGCATGATTGGTATTAACGTCCGTGACCAGAATGGTTACATGCGTGACGTAGAAGCTATTGCTCGCGACCTTTGGAAAATGATTAATGGCTCTAAAACTGGTGGGTCAAGAAAAATTAGTGTACAGGACCTATCGTTTTCTTTGCAGTCTGGTAACTCCCTTGATATGCTTCTTAATCAATATTTTGGTACTGACCAAGTTTTGCGTCAAGCAATTATTTCTTACTTATATCAATTTGCTCAAGAAAGTGGCGCTCCTGTAGGCGGGTATAGTAGCGAAGCTGGTAAAAATGCCCTTAGTGCTACAGGTGCTAGCAATGAACTTACTAGAAGCTATTCTAAACGATACGCTGCTGAGTATGGTTTAACAAATGCCATTACAACTGCTGGTGCTTCTGGAATTGAGCAGGGAAATACTATCATAGCTAAAGCTACTAACTATATGATTAGTAAACAATTGAACGTTGTTAATGGGCTAGTTGAAACTATGACTACTGCTGAAACTCTTGCTGGTGCTCTTAACGGCGCTTTTGGAATGCTTTTGGGTGGGGCTGCTGAAGTTAGCTCTTTTATTAAAAAAGGACTTCAAGTAGCGGGGCTTATCGGTTTGGCTACAAATGTGTACAAAAATGTATTTGGTAGTAGTTCTTCTGGTTCTTCTGGCTCTTCTAATTCTTCTGGGCCAGTCAAACTAACCCCTACTTCTTCAACCCCATCTATAAAGGGAATTAACGCTGACGCTACTCCTTACTATACTGATTTTGCCGTAGCGATGCTGCATCAATTAGGAGATAAGGTTACTAATAATAACGTAAGCTCTTTAGTTTCTTGGATGCAACATGAATCTACGCAAGCAAAACTTAATCCACTTGGTTCTACATACACAATTGGTAACGCACCACGAGATAATTTTAACTCGACGGGAGTTCAAAATTACTATTCTGCCTCTGAAGCAGTTACCTCAACTGTTGCTAACTTAACAAATAAAAGAGGCGTTGGGTACGAAAAAATCTTAACTGATTTACAAAATAATGCCGCTCCATCGCAAACACTTAAGGACGTAGCTAACTCGGCTTGGTCTGGTAGCGGGCATTACGGTCATGCGTTTGTTACTTTTAATTTGCCTAATGTTACAAACCTAGACCACCCTGATGTGCAAAAAGCATTAACTGACTGGTGGAATTCTCACATGTCTAACAAAGTTACGAAAGGCACATAATGGCTGGAAATACTAGCAGCGTACCTAGCGGTCGTTCACTTGGTTATATTGCAGCAGTTGGAACTGACGGTGTTACCCCTATTCCTACTGTGGTAAATGTTTATGTAGATGGTAGTTCTAACGCCGCCTACAGCCCTATTAGCTCTACCCAGCCTGCTTCTACAAATTTTGAACAAAGCCCTGGAATTACAAGCTCATTTAAAAAATCATACCAATATGTTCCACTTGTGCCAACAGTTACTGGTAAATATACATTTGATTCCTTGACTCCTAGCGCGGCATCTACCAGCACGGCTGTGCAAAAAGTGGGTTCACCCATTAAATTGCCTAATGATAACTCAGTATCACCAACTACAGTTAAATATCTAGATTTTCCATTTGCTCCAGCCACTTTTACAAGCAATCCAGCAATTACTTCTAAAAATAAAAATCAGACTATTGTTCCAGCGGCACCTCAAAATCCTGGAGAATACCAGTGGAATTTGCCCCCTCATAAATGGAGCCTTCCTCGTACTGCCATGAGCGACCCTGTTAACATGCCTGATGGTTCTAAGAAACAACCTTCTGATGACCGTTATCGTCGTGGTCGTATTTGGTGGAAAGCTACAGACCCTACAATTAGCACAGTTGATTCATCTGGAAATACTAGCGCCGTAGACAACTCTGACCGTAAATATGGTTTTCAATTTTTGTGGAACCCTGCTTCATTTTCTACAGCTGTATCTGTACAAATGGATGCGACACCTAACTCTAATGACCGTTTTATTGGAACTGTCGGTGCGTTCCCTGCTACAGAAACCATTTCATTCACGCTAGAAATAAACCGTATTAATGACTTTGCTTGTGCTAATGCGTTGTTTAAACGACCAACTAATATTGGAAATTCTTTAGGTAATGGTGCTACAAATAACTTTATTACAACTGGTGATGTAGCTAAACTTGTCCCTTATTACCAAAACAATGGAAGTTTTACCGCCTCCCTTGTTAGAAATGGTAAAAGAAAAAAAGTAGAAGATAAACTAGTTGATTTATTTCAACGTGGAACTATTGCCGATATTGAGTATTTATACACAGCCATTAACGGCCCTGGTCCAGGCACCACTTCGTCAGGCGGAGACTACTGGAAAAACGGTCGTGGTATAATTACTGCAGACATTGGATTCTTAATGCCTACCCTTTTAAATATTGATGTTGGTCCATTATCTTATATGGGTTATGTAACTAGCATGCAAGTTACACATTCAATGTTTACACAAGATATGATTCCAATCCAAAGTGAAGTGCAAATTTCATTAAACCTACTCGCCACCGCTGGTGTCGCTACCACAACTACTGGAGGATAACTATGGCAGCCCCGTCAAACGACTCTAGATATTATGATTCAGTAATTGATTACTTTAGCACAACCGCTACAGGCGACAATGCTCCAGTAGTGTTTTACGAGTTTAGTAGTTTAGGAAAGGTAAACTACATTGACTATTCATGGAAATATGGCGACCGTATTGATAATTTAGCATCTACTTTCTTTTTGTTTCCTAACCGTTGGTGGATTATTGCGGAATTTAATCCTAAAATTTCTGACTGGCTTAACGTAGCCCCTGGTACAAACATTAGGATTCCTCGTGTCTAATTACGTATCTGTTTCTTTTCCTAATAGCCCTACACAGCCTAAGCGCGTACACAGGGTTACTTTGGAGCAGGAAATTTATATGCACGACTACGCTACCGTGGAGTTTAGGGACTGGAACATCGACCCGTTAAACATTAAACCTGGTTCATTAATGGTCATTACTATTAAAGACAAATCTTACTATGGATACGTTCACCAGTTAAATAATGAGCAAAGTTCTGCAAAAAACTTTACTAAAGTTGGGTTTATTGGTGCATCTTATGTAATGAAACAATCTAGTCAAAAGATTTATCGCAACATGTCTGCTGACCAAATTATTGCTGCTATTGCTACCAAATATAACTTTGCCTACAAAGTTACCCCACACCCACGCGTTTACCCCCAAGTTGCTCAAGCTGGTCTTACTGACTGGCAATTAATGGTAAATCTAGCCCAAGAGTGCGGTTATTTTTTGCGAGCCGAAAATTCTGAGATTTACTTTCAACCTTATACTGAGGACTTTAATAACCTTATTACTGAAGCAGTTAGCTTTAATAAAGGCGATGCTGGATTTAAAACTACTAACCACATTTACAAGTTTAAACCTGTTATCAGTGAAACTTTGGAAAACTATGGTTTTATGAAATCGGCTGTATCGGTTGCTGGCGTTAACCCAGTTAACGGCAACTCGTTTAAAGTTACTCAGCAAAAATCATTTAATCCTAGTCGTCAATACTCTAACGTAGAATTTTTTGACTCTCACGCCACTACAACTGTGGCTAACTCTTATGAAGTTGCTGGTTATTTAGCCAAAGCTGCCGATGAAAAAAGTCGTTTTCCTTACGCTGCAAGTGTAGAAACTATTGGTGTTTCATCGGTCAGACCCTGTCTACCAGTTTATCTTTCCAACGTCGGTTCTGAATACTCAGGCTATTGGACAGTGCTAAAAGTAACTCACGTAGTTTATGAAGAAAATCTTAATCAACAACATTATACGTGTTCTATGGATGTTGCCTCTGACTCTCTAGGTACTAACGCAAACGCTAATCAGCCTTCTGCTCCTGCTGTTACTCCTAGGCGTAAAATCATACCTAATGAAAAAAATAAAAACATTAAGCCAAAAACTATTGTTTATAAACCAGCAATTACGGCTAAACGTACTCAACAAAAACAACTAGTAGATAGAATCAATAGGGCTACTCAAACTGGTCCATTTGTTGCAACTTCTCGTTGGGGGTCTACTCACCGTGATTTAAATTACAAAATTATTGATGAACGAATGCCTTTAGCAGTTTTACAAAAATTGAGGGCTGATGATAAATAATCTTAATGGAATGTACACGGGAATATATCGCGGCACAGTTATAAATACAAAAGACCCTTTAAATAAAAATAGAATTATTTTAAAAGTTCCGCAAATATTTGGTAATGAAATTACTAACTGGGCTTACCCTATTATTGGTTTGCCAGTTAGTACTAAACCTATTTATGCTTCTTTTGTAAGTTTGGCTACTCAAACTATTTCCGATAGCACTAAAAACTATGTAGTTGCTATGGAAACTGTAGAAAACTCTTATGGTATTAATCTTGTTAACCCTTCTTCCACTGTAACTGCTCTTACTGGAACAACTAGCTCTGTAGTGCCATCAGAAACTTCTGCCATGCAATTTTTGTACGCGGGAACTTACAACATTCAAATATCTGCTCAAATTTATACAACAATTGGTGGAAACTCTTTTCTAACTGTTGACCTGTGGGCTTTGCAAAACGGTTTGCCTATTCCAGCTTCTACAGGTCAAATTTCGGTAGGCGCTAAAAACCCATACATTGTTTCTTCCTGGAATTATATTTTGACTGTGGCTGCTGGTGATACCGTGCAATTTGCGTGGAACGTAAACACTTCTACAGCAACGTCTTTGTATGCTATTGCTGAACAAGCAGGGCCTCCGTATCAACCTTCAGTCCCGTCATTTACTGTATCCGCAAATTTAATAGGAAACTACACTCCAAAAAATAATGACAATGTATGGGTCATGTTTGAAGGCGGAGACCCCAATTATCCACTCTGGTTAGGAACATTCTAATGACAAGTAAAGCAATTGATTACCCATTTACTTATGGTAAATCTTTTGATGGTAAAAACATTACTGGTTTAGCCGCCACTACTGACTTTAAAAAACTTTGGCAAAACCGTATCTTGCTAGTTCTTGGTACTAGACCTGGTGAACGTGTTATGCGACCTGATTTTGGCAGCAACCTTTATACGGCTCTTTACGAATCAGAAAGCGTGGCTGAACAAATTATTAACACTAGTATTAATGAGGCGTTTAACAAATGGCTTCCAGACTTGTCACTTAAACAAATTAGCCCAACGTTTGACCAAACCACTAACGTCATAGTTATAAATATTTTATATGGTCTGCCAAATGGTGAAGTAGATAGTGTTACAATTAATAGTGGAATATTTAACCGCTCAGGTGAGCTCATTCAGGAGATTGTAAATGGCTAGTTCCGTTACTAAAAATTATATTCCGCAAATTGACTACGTTTCTCGTGACTATACGGCAATTTTAGCGGATTTGACCGCTATTGCTAAACAGTTTAACCCTACCTGGGCTGTGTCAGACCCGTCAGATATTGGTGTAGCTCTTTTAGAAACCTTTGCTTACATGGGTGATATTTTAAGCTTTTACACTGACCGTATGGCTTCTGAAGGCTTCTTAGGTACTGCCAGCCAGCGTGCCAGCGTACTTCAAATTGCCGCAATGTTTGGTTACACCATTACACCAAGCAGCGCAGCAGTAGTTACTTTAACTTTTACTAATGGTGATACTTCTAACTCTGTAACTATAGCGGCTGGTACACAAGTAGCTTCAACTACCACGGTTAATGGTCAATCTACTCAAGTTGTTTTTGAAACTGATTCTGCGGTAACTATTGCAGCCAATGGCACTGGAAGCGTAACTGCTACTCAAGGAATTACTACCAGCCTAGAAGCAGTTGGTACATCTAATGGAACTCCTAGCCAGTCTTTTAAACTTTCTCAAACTGGTGTAATTATTAACAGCACTGGTAGCAATATTAAAGTTTATGTAGGCGGTATCCAGTACAATTACACCTCGTCTCTTGTAGACAACAGCCCTTACGATTCTGTGTTTACTACAGCTATGGATGCTGATGGCTACACCTATGTTGTTTTTGGTGACGGCGTTGGTGGTCGTATCCCGCCCGCTACTTACTCTGTAACCGTAACATACCGTGTAGGCGTTGGCTCACAAGGTAACGTAGCGGCTGGTTCTATTCAAGGTTCTACATTAACAGGAAACTACAACGTAACCGTATCCCAGCCTTCTGCTGCTAGCGGTGGCGCTGATGATGAATCCACAGACTCTATTAGATACAACGTCCCCCGTGCTCTTCGTACCTTACGTCGTGCTGTGTCGCTTAAAGACTATGCTTACCTAGCTCTTCAAGTTTCTGGTGTGTCAAAAGCTAGCGCAGATTCTTCTGTGTGGTCTAACGTAAATCTTTACATTGCCCCATTTGGCTCTAGCGCGGTAAACAATTATTCTTTTACTGGGTCTAGTATTACCGCTGTTACTCAAACAGCAACAGACGGAACTTCTGGTACTGAAGGACTTACTTACACAGCCGCAGCTGGAACATTTACATCAATTTACGGATTAACTGCCAATAGCCTGTATGTAACAGTTTCAGGACTAGCTCCAGCAGACTACAATATTACAGTTCCAGTATTAATTACTAACGTAAAAAGCGATGGAAGCGCATTTACTGTGGCAACGTCTTACAGCACATTTCCGACGTATGTCCCATCACTTTCATCTAATGCGGCCGTAAGTGTTACTGGACCAGCTACCGCAGCATTTACTACATTAAAGTCAAGCGTAATTAATTATTTTACGGATAAAGTTGCCCCTAACGTAACACTGAACGTTGTTCCACCAACTTATGTTCCTGTAAATTTAGAAATGACTTTACACGTTTTGCCTCAATATAGCCAAGCAAACGTAACCACTCAGGTTCAAAATGCGTTATCTAACCTTGTGTCATATAACAATTCATTTTTTGCTGACCGCATTCCACCGCACTTTATTCTTAACTCAATTACAAATATTGATGGCGTTGACTACGCAACAGTAGAGCATTTACGCAGAGCGTCTAATGAACAACTATATTCAATTGCTACTTGGACTAGGCCTACAACCACAACTGCTACATTGACATTCTCAAATAACCACACAATTACTGCTGGTCAAAACATTCGTGTGTATAACAGCGGTGGTGTTGATGGCACGTACGTGGTTAACTCTGTCACTAGCACTTCAGTAACAATTACAACTACAGCAGCAACGGCTACCCCTACAAGCGTTAACGTTACTAGTTATGGTATTGGTCAAAAAACTGTTCTTGCCAGTTCTATTGCTGGAATTACAGTTGGTATGCAAATAACAGCAACCAATATTTCTAGCCCAGCTATTGTTACATCTATTTCTGGTTCAACTATAGGAATTAGCACATACACTACTGCCGTAACTAACCCGACTACAGCGGCGGCTACTTTTGCTCTGCTTCCTACAGACGCCTCTAATACTGTAAAAGTTTTTGGAGTAGATTCATCTACGTCTGCTGGTGTTTCTACATATGGAATTGTGTGTGGAGCAAATGAAATTCCTTCTAAGGGAACGTTTATAATTACCGCTACTGGCGGATTGACATAAGGAGAAATAAATGGCAACAGCATCTTACCCTGGAGTAGTTAAAACTTACACCGATAAAACAGACGGCATTGATTATGTAAAAGCCGCTGACATGAACAGCGTTCAATCTGAAATTCAAGCTATTGAAACTGCCCTTGGCGCTACTCCAGCTACCTCATCGCTACCCAGCGCAGGTACCTATAACTCTAACGGTGTTTCTACTTCTGTTACTGCACGTATTACAAACCTAGAGGCAGGGCTTACTGCTGGTGCTACTGATGGCTCCCGTGTAGGTTACACGCAGTTGGCTACTGGTAGCTTTGCTTCTGCCCCTGGAGCTATTTCAGTAACTACTACTAATTACCAAAAGCTTGTTGTGGTTATTGCAATTACTACTCTTGGTTCTGGTACTGCAATTAGCTTGCAGGTCAACAGCGCATCTGCATCTAAAATAGTTTACACAAGCTATGCAGGCACAACTACTGGTAACACTTCAGCTGGTGGTGTGGCATTAATTACTAACAACGCTGCCCCAGCAACTAACGATATTATTACCGCAGAAATTTTTAACCCAGGAGCTACTGGATTTAAAACAATTAGCTGGACTAATGGCACTGGATTTGGTTTTGGTCAATTTACTACTGGCGCTACTGGTGCAGTAACTTCAGTTACCATCAGCGCTAGCACGTACCCTACTGCAGCTACATACACAATCTACGGTGTTAAGTAATAGGTAACTTATGACAGCCTACGGTTTTAAAACATACGGTACATTTAAATACGGTGTTGCTCCCTCAACTGATATTAGCGTTTACCCATTTACAACTCAGTCTTTGGATTACGGGTCAATAAAACTATCTTGGGTGTACCCGCTTGTTACTGGTTCTTTTACAACATTTACTATTCTTAGAAATCCAACTGGATTTCCAATTACGGCTGACAACGGCGACCTTATTTACACCGCTACAAAAACCTCACTAAGCAACAGTAATCTTTTGGGAAAAACTGCCACACTTACAGACACTGGTGGTTTTTACGACCCTATTAGCGGAAACTTTACAACAACATACAGCGGAATTATTTCTGGAAATATTGTAAATTCTAAAACTGTAAACTTAACAACGGTTAATTCTAACATTGCGGCAGGACAAATAGTTTCTTACACGCCTTCAGGTAATTTAACTGGTGCAAATTCTGGTAGCGGGGTTATTGGTGGAACTACTGTTACTGCAGTTACTACTGATTCTACTGGAACTTACACAATTATAACTTTAAGTGACTATGCCACAATACCTGATAAAACAACTTTAACGTTTTCTCCTACTGGTTTAACTTTAGGTAAAACTTACTATTATTCAGCTTTTGTATTAAGTAATGGAACTTGGCAAAGAGTGGGTACTGCTATTGGTACCTCAATTAAAAATTATAAAACTGCTGATACTATGTATGATTCTTTGCCCGAAGTCTATAGGGCAGCATTACCAACATCTTCATCTACTAACGCAAATAAAAATGTAGACCTTTACAATTTTTTGCGCGTATTTGGTGTTCAACATGACTTTATTAAAACTAAAGTAGAAAATGCTAAAAACCGTTATGATACCGCTAACTTAGATGGTCGTTTAATCCCCGCTCTTATGGGTCAAATGGGGTTTACGTACGAAAGCGGTATGGGCCTTCAGCAAGCACGACGTCTTCTTAAAAATGCTAACTATATTTATCTTAATAAAGGAACTGGTCAAGGAATAAAGCAATTTATTTCTTCTTTTTCTGGGTATACAGCATCAATTGCTTCATTTAAAAATTTATTTTTAACTTTAGACTGTTCTTCATTTGAATATGGGGACGGATTTTGGTCAACTACTGGAAGTCGTAACGTTACAACTTTTACCACTGCTGCTCTTGAAGGCGGTAGTCCGTTACCTGTTTCTATTTCAACCTCTCCTAACGGTTATCCTAACTCTCAACTAGGTTATTTAAAAAGCACGTCTTTATCTTCTTCTGGTGGTGCTTTTAGCACGTATGAATTTTCTTACGGTGTTTCACAAGATGCTTACACTATTTCTACAGTTCAAACTGGTCCTTCTGTGGGATATAACTATGTAACTATAACTGCGGATTCAGAACATTCGTTTAAAGTTGGGCAATATGTAGTTATATCAAATATGAACCCTACTTATTTAAACGGTATTCAACAAATTACTGCTGTACCAGACTCTAAAAGTTTTACTTTTTATTCTGCTAACGCTACTTCCAGTATGACTATACAACCTTACGGTAGTGCCGTTATTCCAACTGGAACTATTACTGGTGGAACTTTATCTGCAACCATAACTACTTCTGCTCTTCATTACATTATTCCTGGACAGTCAGTTACTATTTCTGGAGTTGTTCCTGCTTTATTTAACGGTACTACTACCCCAATTAACGGCACTTATGTGGCTGCGGCAGGTACTCAAAATACTACGTTAGTGTTAACTTTACCTACATCACCTAGCAACACTACAGTTACTGCTGCTGGTTCTACGTTTGTATCCCCTGGAACAGTAAGTCTTTATGATGTTAAAAACGCCAGCATTCCAGTAACTGCTGGTGGTAGTTATTTTTTCAGCATTTACACTCAAGCTAAAACTGTAGGTCGTGGTATTACTACTGGTGTCCGTTGGTATGACCAATATGGTACATATTTAACTTCAGCCGCTACTGGAACTAATAGCAATGTTACTGGTTCTTGGACTCGCGTATCTTCTTCGTTTCCATCAGTAGCCCCACCATCTGCAGCTTATGCAGCTCCATATGTTTCTTACAGCACTACTGGTTTTAATGAAGTTCATTACTTTGATTGTGCTCAGTTTGAGTTAGTTCCTGGAAGCCTAACCACTCCTTATGTGGATTCTAGGCGTGTAGATATTTACTTAGGCGCTAGCCGAATTAATAACATTATTAATCCAGGTTTTGAAAGCTCTACTTCTTACGTAGTTCCAACTCAAACCCCTACGTACTCAGCCCCCAACATTACTTTAAGCACATCAACCGCTCATGCTATTTCGGTTGGTTCAACTGTAACTTTATCTGGTTTTACTCCAAGCGGATACAACGGTACATGGACTGCTCAAACTGGAACTACTGGCTCTACTTTAGTGTTAAACATTGGCTCTAACCCTGGAGCAATTACTGTAGCTGGTACGGCTACGTGTAGCGTCATTAACTGGACTGCTACTAATACTACGGCATTTACTACTGATGCGGCTAACGTGTATCCTACCGCGTCTGTAGGTCTTGGTACAGCAGTTAGCGCGGCATCTGCCAAACTTACTCTTAGTGCAGGTACCAGCACTCTTGCTCCAACAAACACAATTGCTGTTACTGGTGGTAACCCTTATGCGCTTAGTGCTTACTTTAAAGCAGCTAATGCTAACGTTACGCCTAGCGTAGTTTGGAAAAATGTTAGCGGTTCTACTTTAAGGACAGATACTGCAACAGCAGCAATTAGTTTAAATGGAACTACGTTTACAAGAGTTTCTATGATACCTGCATCGGGTTCTTCAGCTATGATTGCTCCAGCAACAGCAACTACGGCCACAATTACTTTTACATTTTCTTCAGCTGGTACAACTGCGTATGTTGATTCTGTACTATTTGAGTCAAGTTACACAGCTAATAATTATTTTGACGGTAGCACTGGCTACAATGTTTCTGATGATATTACTTGGGAACAAAATGCCGCTGGTACTGCTGGAACATCTACTACTGGTAGAAGCGTTTATTATCCAAACAGGCAATTAGTTCAATCGCGTTTAAACACTGTTCTTTCTGATTACGTACCGATTGGAACTAACTACGCTTTGTTCTTTGGTCAAACCGCTACTTGACAATAGTAAGTTCTAACCTATAAACTCTAATCTCCGTCACTAAGGAGATAAACATGAGACGAGTAACCATCGCGGTTATAGGTAACGCAAAAACAACCCGTGCCAATGTAGAGGCACTTATCGGTGATGTTGTTGATTCAGTAGATGAAGCAGCAATCGCTACGGTCTATGACCAAGCCCAATCTGATGGGCAAGTCTGGGCAGAACAGTACGCACAGGACAAAGAATTACCTGTTTTCCAATACGCGCACAACGCCTACGAAGAACTGATTGCCGAAAACAAAGTTGAAGACATTAAGTTTTTTATGCTGTGGGATGACGAAGACCCAGCATGCCAACTAGCCGCATCAATAGCGCAAGAGCACACGATTCTTGCTTATGATTTGACTGACGGTTTGATTATGATTCCGCTAAACTCTGAGCCAATTTTACGACCAGTACAAACTGAAATTCCAGTGGCTGAAGAAGTTTCTGAAGAAGTTCCCGTAGTTGAGGTAATCCTAGTCCCAGAAGAATCAGAAGACCTCTACGAGGACGAGGAAGACGAAAACGAACTTGAGTACGACTTGGGCGAATTGATGACTCTAGCAATCGAACAGGCTGGCAAGATTTTCGCTCGGTCATTTGCAGAAGAGTTCATAAAGCTGCTAAAAAAGTAGCATGGAAACTATCAGCACGCAGGCACGTGGTTGCCTTAACTTTTTTGTATCCAATCCGCATTTGCGGATAAATTACCGCACCCTTATGACTGAGCATGGCGTCAGCAAACGTCGAAGCCTTGCCATTCTTAAGGAGTTGCGAGAAGCAAACTACTTGAAAATTGTTAAACTTGCAGGTGGCGGTACTAACGTTAAACTGGTCACGTCCGACGTGCCCACTGTGGGAACGTCTGGTAACAGCTATACAGCTAGTAGTGCTATTTCCAATAGCTATACAGCTAGTAAAGTTAATAAAGCAACAAATAAATTCCTCGACGAGGTCGAGGGTGAGGAGAATGACGTGGGTTACGACTTTTGGGAAAAGAGGACGTCTAGTGAAAAAGATGAAATCGCTAGAGAACGCGAAAAGCACGTGGCTTACAAGAAAGCCGAGTACGCAGAAGCTCGCGAATTAAAAGCGCAGCGACGTAAAGACTTGCACCGTTCTAACCTTGACCCTGTGCACTGGACTTGCAAAGACGTTGCTTACGAGTTTGCTGACCATATGGCAAACATCTGGACTATTGCTCCGTTTAGCGTGACGCAATCTCGGTTTGTTCAAGCTTTGGCAGTGTTCCGTAAGCAGCACGACACCAATGGCGCAATTGAGATGAAGATTGTTGAACTTTTCTTTGCTACACTGAAGCAAGACAAGTACACCGACGGTAATCACCTTTGGCGTGCGTTTCTGTATAAGGCTCCGTCACTTATTCAGGTTGCTCGTGAGAGCATCGTCTCGACGGAAGAGCGCGAGAACAACGTCATTCGTGACCAAGAGCTCGCAGAACGTAAACTATCTATGTTTGATGAGGACTAATGTACAAGCCAGATGAACTACCAGCACGTCGCCGTACGTGGGTAAAAATTGCCAGCATTCCGCCAGCCAAACTTGGTTGGACTTTGGAAGACTGCGTTGATGTTCCAGCAGACAATATGAAGATTCTAACCAAGTGGACTTCAGCAATTTACGATGACAAAGTCATTCGTGCTGAGGGTAAGCAGACTTGCGGCATTGGACTTATGTTATATGGGCTTCCAGGGCGCGGAAAAACTACTGTCGCAAGCACGTTGATTCAGGAAGTGCTACGCAAGTCACCGCCAGAGATTCTAGGAATGACCCCAGGCAAGATTGTTTCTCGACCTTGCTATTTCATTACCTACAACGGATTGCTAGACCTTAAGGGCGCTATCATGGATGACCATGAGCCAGAGGACGAGTTGCTTTACAACGGCATTCTAGGCGAGGCTATTGATGACGCTTATAATGTTCGCGTGCTAGTCCTAGATGACGTAGGCAAGGAGCATGCAAGCGCATCGGGGTGGCAGAAGAACATGCTTCACCACGTGCTTCGTACCCGTTTTAATAATGGTCTTCCAACCATTGTCACCACCAATATCAAAATTGATGACTGGGAAGCCCATTACGGTTCTGCCACTCAATCTTTTGTACACGAAGCGTTTATCTATGTGAACATGGACTCTGCTTCAGATTTGAGGAAGTAATGTCTAACAGACGACTACTTCAAGTCTTTATTAGCGGTAAGTCAGACAACCCAGGTCCAGGAATTTTTGAAGTCAACACGGACCCTGACAGAAACCTGTCATGTACTTGCCCAGGTTTTAAATCCAAAGCTACTTGCAAGCACACAGAACTTGTGGAACGCAAAATTGAGATTAGTGGCGGTGTTTATCCTTTTGAGTTTTCAGAAAAAGTAACCGCTGATGAACTTAAAAAAGCTATGGAAAGCGAAGAGGCATTTCGCGAACTGGTCATCATGCACGGCAAGGTAGAGGTTTATTGATGCAGGGCAACGACATTAGCAATGCTATGCCACAGCGTGTTATAGTTACTGCAGATGTCATCACGGACACGTATGAAGACAAGAGCAAGGTTCTTGGCGTAATACCTGTGAGCAAGCGGCGTAAAGAGTACAACAGGCTGGTATTAAGCCACCTATACATGACTACGCTAAAACGCGGCATCACAATGGAGCTGGTAAGCTTTACTCATTCGGAGGACGAGATGGTAAAGTTAATGCTTCATCTAGACAAGATTGGAACGAATCCTTTTCGTTACGGCTCGTCTTACAGGTCGGTCGATAAGTTGGTTGAAGAACTGCCTTATCGCCCAGAGGTTATCGGTGTAATAGATATCCCGTCGCGACTACTACGGTACGGTCGATGGGGAATGGACTTTCCTTCATTATGAGTACAGAAGCAAAACTATTAAGCGCGGCTATTCAAATCCGCGACCTATCCCCGCTATTTGAGCGCGGTGTGTCAGACCATTGGTTTTCCAACGATGATGACAAGCGTGTATGGACTTACCTACGCACGCACTTTTCCAAGTATGGCGAATGCCCTAGCGAAGAAGTTGTCACCGCGAACTTTCCTACGTATCGGATTGCGGAACTAAGCGACTCAATTGACTTCCTGCTAGACGACCTAGTAGACCGACGTCGCAAACTTTCTATCAGCAACACTTTGCGCCTTGCGGTAGAAGAAATCCAGAACAATAAGGACCACGAATCCGCTTTGCTTTTAATGCAGAGCGGTATCGTAAAGCTCGAAGAAGAGGGCCTTAACCAGACCTCAGACGTCAACCTTATTACGACTACCGAGTCACGCTGGGATGACTATGTATTTCGCAAGAATAATCCAGGTTTGCTTGGTGTTGCCACTGGATTCCCAACGATTGACGCGGTAACCAATGGTTTGCAAAAGGGTCAGTTAATTGTCGTGGTTGCCACGCCTAAAACTGGTAAGTCAACTCTGGCATTGCAAATTGCAAACAACATTCACAAGCAGGGTCTATCACCAATGTTTCAGTCGTTTGAGATGACAAACCGTGAACAGCAAGACCGATACGATTCAATGCGTGCTCAGGTTTCTCACAACCGTCTCATAACAGGTAAGCTGACTGCCGAAGAAGAAAAGCGCTACAAAGACTCGCTGGAACTTATGGCTGATGACCCGACCAGCTTTTGGCTGGTGGACTCGGCTCACGGAATTACTACCTCAGCGATTCACAGCAAAGTTCAAACACTACAGCCTGACGTAATCTTTATTGACGGCGTCTACCTGATGCTTGACGAAAACACGGGAGAGTCCAACACCCCACAGGCTTTGACTGGTATTACCCGTTCACTAAAGCGGCTTGCTCAAAAGACCAATAAGCCAGTAGTAATTACCACGCAGGCGCTTAACTGGAAGTCTAAAAAGGGTAAGGTGACTACTGACTCAATTGGTTACTCATCATCGTTCCTACAGGACGCAGACGTCGTGTTCGGCCTTGAGCGTGAAGATGAGAATGTAGATGACACCAGAACCCTAAAGGTTATGGCATCGCGCCAGAGCGGTAACGTGGAGGCTTCGCTAATGTGGGATTGGTCAACAGGTCTATTCCGTGAAATGAGCAGTGACGACGTATGAGACTAGAAGAGATGGAGCGCGTGCTAGAGCGCTTAAACATTGATGTAATTAACGTGCGAGGTAATGAGATTCTTGCACTATGCCCAGGTCACAAAGAGATTACTGGCAAAGAGGACCGTAACCCATCATGGTGGATTAACGCCGAGACTGGTGCTCACATTTGTTTTTCTTGCGGGTTTAAAGGCAGCCTATGGTCGCTTATTGCAACTGCCCAAAACCTCAAAGACGCTAATGGTTTTCTAGACTACGCAGATGCTAAAGACTGGCTGTACCTGTCATTTGACAACATTCAGCTAGGCGTACCTGATGAAGAAATAGAGCAAGAATCCATATTTAAGGAAGTAACTCAGATTACTGAGTCACGTTTGGCTTTGTTTACTTACCCGCCAGAGCACGCACTTAAAGCCCGCGGGTTTACTTTGCAGGCCGCAGAGAAGCACCAGCTGTTGTGGGATACTGCACATTCTAATTGGATTTCAGTAATTCGTGACCCCTATTCAAATAAATTGCTGGGTTGGCAGGAGAAAGGTTTTTCTCGCCGTTATTTCCGTAATTACCCAACTGGAGTCGAAAAATCAACCACTTTGTTTGGATTAAACCGTTACAAGGGCGGACGCATGATAGTTGTAGAGTCTCCGCTTGACGTAGTAAGATTGGAGTCTATTGGAGTTACTGGTGGCGTGTCCACTTACGGCTCCATGATTTCTAACGCACAAATTGAGTTAATCAAAGATGCAGAAGAAATTGTGTTTGCTTTGGACAATGACGAGTCAGGTATCAACGCATCTAAAAAAATGCTAGAGCAAAACTTTGAAGCTTGGTTCTTTAGCTATGCCCACACAGACATGAAAGACATTGGAGCCATGAGCAGACTCGAAATCCTTACAGGATTGGATAACGCCAAGCACTCCGTACATGGACTAGGGGCTATCGAATGAGCTTTGTAGGTAAACTGCTTCCTTATCAGCCAGAGGCTGTAGAGAAAATGTGCAACCGTGGCAAGATGCTGGTTGCTTATGACCTTGGCCTTGGTAAAACTGTTCTTACTATTGCTGCGATTGAGCAACTTATGGATGAGCGCAAAGTTACTGAGCCAGGTTTAGTTATTTGCTTGTCTAGCCTTAAATACCAGTGGGCAGAGTCTATTAAGAAGTTTACTAACGGCTCTAAACCGCTTGTCATTGATGGAACAGCAGAGCAACGTAAAAAGCAGTATGACCGAGCATTTAAGTGGCGCTCTACTGGTATTGACTACGTAATCATGAACTATGAGCAAGTCGTTAATGACTGGGATTACGTCAACAAATTACCTCGCGGCTTCATTGTTCTTGATGAGGCTACCGCTATTAAGTCGTTTAAATCAAAGCGTGCTAAGGCTACTAAGAAGTTGGCAACCTGCGAGTACAGGTTTGCTTTGACAGGAACACCCGTCGAGAACGGTAAGCCCGAAGAACTTTACAGCATTATGCAGTTTGTTGACGATAGCGTTCTTGGACGCTTTGACAAGTTTGATGCTACGTTTATTGTGCGTAACGCATGGGGTGGCGTAGACCGCTACCGCAACCTGCCTACTTTGCACGAAAAGATGAAAGAGGCATCTGTGCGTAAAGCACAGAAAGACCCAGACGTTGCACCTTTCTTGCCCTCTACAATCCACAAAGACCCAATCCTTGTATCGCTAGACCGTAAGACCGCGCAGTTGTATAAGCGCATTGTTGATGACCTTATGCTAGACCTTGACAACGCTCAAGAGATGTTTGGCGGGTCGTTTAACATCATGGCTCACTATGGCTATGAGAAGTCCTGGGGAGGTCGTGGAGACGAGTTGCAGGGTCAAGTTATGTCTAAGGTAGGCGCACTTAAAATGCTCGCCTGCTCGCCTCAGTTGCTAAAGACTAGCGCCCAGAAGTTTAAAGCTGGAAACGGTGAAGGGTCTGCATACGCAGCCGAGCTAGATGACGAAGAACTACTTGACGGTTTGGCTAATACCAAACTAGATAAGTTTGTCGCCTACGTTAAAGACTTCCTAGAGCAAGACGAAAAGAACAAGTTAGTAGTGTTCTGCTCTTACGTGGACATGGTAGACCTTATCGCTGACCGCCTTGGTCAAGATATCTCAGTAACTTACACAGGTCAACTAGACGCTAAGACTAAGGAGAAACACAAGAATGCTCTCAATAATGACCCTAATGTTCGTGTATTCGTTAGCTCTGACGCTGGTGGTTACGGTGTCGACCTCCCAGCGGCAAACATGCTTATTAATTATGATTTGCCTTGGAGCAGTGGCCTTGCTACTCAACGTAATGGGCGAATTCGTCGTGCCTCTTCTGAATGGAAAACTATTGTAATCCAAGACTTCCTAATCTCAGGTTCTATCGAGGTTCGCCAGTTTGATGCCTTACAGCAGAAGAACGCTGTAGCTTCAGCCGTTATTGACGGTGAGGGCATTAATGATAAAGGCGGAGTAGACTTGACAATAGGCACACTTCGTGGTTTTCTATTAGATACGTCTGTATAGGAGACACGATGCCCACGTATGAATACAAATGCCCAAAGTGCCAAAAGGTTTTTGAGATTAACCACTCAATGACTGAACATCCAAAGCCAGCATGTTTGGATTGTGTAGTACCATTAAACCGAGTATTTAAATTAGCAGGCGTTACTTTTAAAGGTGGCGGCTGGGGAAGCAGTAGATAATGCCAGAACAAATGACGTTTGACGAGTGGCTGCAGTACGGTCTTGACCAGAAATGGTGCGGTCCTGCCGTTTGTGTAACTCATGACGGTCTTCCAATGACCGCAGATGAAGAGCAAGAGATGTATGAACTTGACCCTTGCATTCATGCGATTAGACTTTATGAGGATGAAGACACTAAGATTAAAGTTGAAGAAAATCATTCACCATCTATCTGGCGTGCAACTAACGCTGGTTACACTGTAGAATAGGAAATCATGGCAGTAAAGAAGGGCGGAGGCCCAAAGCCACCTGTTAAGGGAGGCAACTCAGACCGAAAAAACGGCAAGGCAAACAAGAAGCACCCAAAGGTATTTGACGCAGTAAAGCGTCGTCTTGTAACTAAATAGTTACTTTGACCATTAGCTCAACGGCAGAGCAGAGAGCTGTTAACTCTAAGGTTCCTGGTTCGAATCCAGGATGGTCAGCGGACCTTGACTAGCTGAGAAGCTAGCGACATCCAAAATATATTATTATGGCTAAAGAAAAACCCCCAGCATTAATTTGCTGGGGGTTTCTCGTTTAATGTTACTTTTTCTCCTGGTCGCTAAGCGCCTTTTGGACAGCCTGCGAGAAGGCACTGTTAACATCAAGGTCGGTCACTTTACCTGTAGTAGCAATCGCAACTCCGAGTACTGTAGCAACAATAGCCACGGTGCTCGCCCATGCGATTACACCACCCATAACCCAGTTACCGCCAGGGATAGCGGAGCCAACGCCCATACCGCCTGGAACTGTAACTAGACCGAGACCAACGCTACGCCAAATGATTTGCCAAATGAGAGTCAATGTGGTTTTCACTGGGGACATAGCTTTTCCTTTTTTAATTTCCTGCGATTGCCGCAGAAATTTAGATGGCTGAAGGCGCACCTGGGGTGACAGGGTGGCTTTCAGTGTGAGCGGGTACAACTGGAGCAGGTGCAACAGCTGTGTGTGCAGGTTCGCTGGGAGTTACTGCAGGAGCAGCAGGGGCTGGAGCAGCGTTAGCAGCAGCTAGTGTGTGCAATGGCTGAACATCTGCAGGAGCAGATGCAACAGCAGGAGCACCAGTAGCCGAGTGAACCTCACGCTGACCTGGGTGAACGTCTGGAACAACCGAAGCTGGAACACCAAACTCGACTAGACGAGCAAAACCAGCAACCCACTTAAGCGAAACAGTGTTAACTGTAACGATACCTGGGATTACAGGTCCAGTATCAGCCGAAACATAGGTGACGGTGTTCTTGTGGGTGTCGACCGACATAACCATACCGATGTGGTCTGTGTTGTTGTTCTTGCCAATCCATGCACCAGTTTCCCAGTCAAACAAGACTGCGTCTCCTGGCTTTGCCTTCTTGATGTCAAGGTTCCAAACGCCATTAGCCTGTGCAAGGTGCTTTACAGCTGTGCACGAAACCTGAATTGGGCGTAGACCCGAAATGTAAGAAAAGCCAAGAGCACAGTCATAGAAGCCATGAACGCGGTTAGGGAAGCCGTGAGTTGTACCATTTAGCCAAGGCAGCTCTTCACGCTTCTTGCCCATGAAGGACATGAAGTGGTGAATAATTGCCTGAGCTTCGTGCGAGTTCTGCTGAATAGCCATTTTTACTCTGCGTCTTCCTCGTCGTCAGAGAAATCAATGTCTTCATTGCCAGCAAACAGCTCCTCTAGGAAGTCAATTTCCTCAGACAGAAGTTCTTCAACCTCTTCAAGCTCTGCTTCAACAGTCTCGATTTCTGGGGTAACTTCAACGGCAGGGGCAACTGGCTCGTCAACTACTGGGACCTCTGGAGTACCAGTCTCAACAGGAACCTCTGGGGTGCCAGTCTCGACAGGTGCCTCAACTACAGGCTCAGCAACAGGTTCAGCAACTGGCTCAGCAACTGGCTCAACGACTGGTGCCTCTTCGACAACTGGAGCAGCCTCAACTGGGGCTTCTGCAGGGGTCTCTTCGACTACTGGGGCTTCAACAGGGGCTTCAGCAGGGGTCTCTACTACTGGGGCAGCATCAGCAACAGGTGCCTCAACTGGAGCAGCATCTACTGCTGGTGTTTCTACAGGAGCATCAACAACAGGGGCGTCAACAGGGGCAGCCTCAACTGGTGCCTCAACTGTTTCGTCTACTGTGGCGTCAACTACTGGCGCAACCTCTGGGGTTACGTCTGGAGTGATGTCATCGGACATGGTGTACCTTTCGCGAAAAGGGGGAGGGTGTACACTTCTATTGTCCGCTATTTAATTACTTTTTTCAGTAGTAACTAGAACGTTGTGTTTGTGGGGGTTATTGAAGCAGTGTTATAGGTTCCATTAGTTATATTTCGAGTACCACCAGCTGTATTAAATGTTTGAGATGTAGCGGCTCCCGTACTTTTTGTAACTCCAGCAGATACTGTTGATACAGCATTTGCCGTGTAGTTAAATGTTACGCCACTAACAACAATTCCAGAAGAAGGAACAGCACCACTTGTAGGAATTTTAATAATAAGTGGGTCTCTAGTAGTAAATTGATATGCGGCTAAAATGTAAACATAAGCAGTATTATTTCCAGAAATGGTAATGTTAGGTCTAGGAGTTCCATTAAGGTCGTTGTTTGATATAAAGTTTCCAGTAGCTGGAACAAAAGAGTTATTCCAATTTTGTGTAGCAGTGCTGCCATTATCTGTGTATTTAGCTACTAATAAACCAGTTCCAGTTTTTCCAGAAATGTAAACGCTAGTTACAGTAGAAACTGTTTCAGCATAAACTGATACGTTACTTGATGCTTCAGCAGAAGAAAAACCTGTAATTTTGTAGGACCAAACCACAGCACCATTATTATCTAGTTTGATAATTAAAAAATCACCAGTTGGACTTCTACCTGCAACATAAGTATTATTGCTTAATGTAAAAGATGTAGAAGAATATAAAGAAACAGATAAAAGTGAATCCCAAATTATTGTTGGAAAAGAGGCGTTACTTATTTTAATTACTTCAGTATTTTCAGTTGCAAATGTTCCTTGAACAATAATTGGATTATAAGAAGAATCATAAGTAACAGAACAAAAAGTTTTGTCAACACTCGTGGGGCCAAAACTATAAGTATTAACAAAATTTCCTGATGAGTCTGTTTTTCCTACAATTGTCCTATAAAAAGAACCTGTACCATCATCACCAATAATCCACATAACATTGTCAGGAGTTTGTAGCATACCCATTACGTCAGTATAAACATTTGCATTCCAGGCCCAGTTACCAGCACTTGGAGTAATAGTGGTTACGTCGGTTGCTGAAAATGATTGAGTTCTATGATTAATAGCACTATCAGAAACAAAAGCTATTAAATTTCCATCACTTCTTTTTTGAAGTACTTGCCTAGTCTCAGCACTTCCAGCACCACTTCTAGCTACTACTGTAGGTGTACTAGTGTCAATTCCAGCAAGTTTAACAATATAAGAAGAACTACCTGTAATAGTAGTTTGACTCCCATACACATAAGCAGATGTACCAATTACTGTTAATTGACCTAAAACAGGAACAGCTGTACCAGTAATTTGTGCAACAAATCCGCCAATAGTTGCTCCACCACCGCCACCACCTGCTGGGATATAAATTCGCCCAATGTTAATTGTAGGCTTAAAGTTAATCTGCGTAGTACTTTGTCTAATTTTAGACATAAGTTATCGAGCGATAGTTAGTGTTTGAATAACTGAAGAGGCAGCACTAGAAATACCGTAAATAGTTTCACCAGCTACTAGGTTATCTAGTGAAATAGAGGAACCAGCGGCAATCTTAATTCCATTAGAGGTGCTTACTGCTGAAGTTCCACCAATGTAAATAATGTCAGAAGCAGTGTTGTTCTGAATAATTACAGTAAAAATTGAATAAGGTGAAGCAAAGCTTGTTGTAAGAATCTGGGTAGCAGAGCTAGTTACTGTTACGTTTTGCTGTGATAAAGCCATTAGAAACTCCTTAAGTTCAACTACTATTGTCTCTTATTCATCGTGGTTTCGCAGTGGGAACGTAATGACCCACAAAGCAATAGCACCTACGATGCACCAGCCAACTACTTGCTTAGCTGAGCCTTCTAGCACAATCCAAGCAACAAACATACCTAGCAGCGTCCAAAGCTGGCTTAGCATATCTTTAATAAATTTTTTCATTATTTCTCTTTTCTTCGGATAGATGAGGTGGATGAAGAACTTGTGGCTCCTGCAGCACCAGCAGCGCCAGTAACTGCATTAACAGCAGCTCCTGTAGCCACAACAGCGGCTACGACTTCTTTTTTAGCCTTGGCGCGGTGAGCGGGGCTCATGTCCGAACCTAGATTTCCAAGAGCATTAATAGCGTTAGTAACTCCAGTTGCTACAGCGCCAAGAACAGGCACAGCCGCTAACTGTGGGTCTACCTGAATGTCATCTGCTTTAGCAGCTACCATAAGGGCATCAAGGGCTTGTTGATATTGAGGTGAATCTTCTGCCGCATTTGCAAGCGTAGTGTTAGCAGCTTCAGTTAATTGAGTTACTTGGTCAGATGTTAGTTCTTGTGGAGAAACAGCAGTTAAATTTTCTATGGTTGTAGCGGCGGCTTGGACTTGCTCTGCAATTGTTGGCGGGATGGGCTGCGTTTGTATTGGGACTTGAGTAGGTTCCTTGCTAATCGGAGGTGCAGGTGTTGGGACTTTCGCAGGTGGAACGGGGTCAACTACTGGCTCCTTTACTGGTGGGGTAACTACAGGGGGAGTAACCACAGGCGGGTCTACCACAGGCGGAACAACTACGGGCGGGTCTACCACAGGTGGTTCAATAACAGGGGGGTCAACTACAGGAGGCTCGACAATAGGTGGGTCAATTACAGGAGGAACCACTACAGGTGGCTCTACCACTGGAGGAACTATTACTGGCGCAAAGCCATCAGTGGTAAAAAATTCTGGGGGAACAGTACTCCAGGTATTTCCGTTGTCTGTTGAGTAAGTAAGGGTTGCATTAGCACCTCCACCATATTCGTAATACCAAGCATCTAAAGCATAAGTGTGACCACCGACAATTTGTATGTCAGGATAGATACCACCCCAACGACCTTTGTCATACCAGTCATTAGTAATTATTGGGGTTTCGTCTAGCGATAAATAAAAACCATCATCGGCAAGTGCCTCAAACGTATAAGTACCAGAGTCTGGAAACGTCACAAAACCTGTGTAGTGCACAAGGACAAAATTATCTTGACAACCTGCCACAATACCGCCGTTGTTGTCGTCATACATTTGGTCAATGTTATCGACGTGAGTCCAAGCTCCGTCACATAAGGTATAGGGGACTCTATCAGGTCTAATCGACGGGTCGTAAGTATAAACAGTTAAGTTAAGTCCGCTGACAGAGTCAGCAGAAGCTGATGTTGTAAATAGTAGCGAAGATGAGGCTACGAATATTACTCCGATTGATGCTGCGATTTTACGCAGATTTGGCAATCGTATCCTTTGCAAATTAAAGCGAACATTATTATTGTCGCTCATATGATAGAGTTTTACAGCATAAGCGCCTATAGCCCAATGGCAGAGGCAGATGACTTAAAATCGTCACAGTGTGGGTTCGAGTCCCACTAGGCGTACTTTATGTGTTAAAGTTTTACCCATAACTGAATAGTGTCACTTTGACAATAAACGACCGATTACTAACGCAAGGAAAGGTAGGTCGCTAAATGAAGAAGTTCATTGCAACCGCAGCCCTGCTATTGACATTAGCAGGTTGCTCTGCTAGTTCAGCAGCTGCTGCAACAAACATGGAGAAAGTCTCCAAAGCCGTCGTATTTAAGGCGGGACAGGGATTGTGGAATCCCTTGAGTGTTAAAGGTCTCGTGGCTTTTACATACACTCAACGTGTAACATCCGTTACTAAAAAGCTAAAGACATACGTGGGTAAAACTTGGTACGTCTTTTCAGGCAACACCCCACAAGGGTGGGACTGCTCGGGCTTAGTTATGTGGTATTACGAGCAAGTAGGAATCACGCTGCACCACAGCGCCTATGCCGAAAAGTACAGTGGAAAACCCCACAAGTATTTTCAGGCAAAAGCAAAAGTTGGTGACATCATTGGTTTCCCAGGGCACGTAGGTATTTACATTGGCAACGGATATATGATTCACGCACCACATCCTGGAGTTCGCACCCAGCGAATCAAGGTTATGGATTGGGCCAAGCAAAATTGGACTACCGACGTAACGTACACTAGAATTGTTCAGACAAATTAGGTATACTAATTAAACGACGCCCAGGGGTTAGAAATAGCTCCTGGGCATTCGCCTCAATAGCTCATCTGGTAGAGCATCTCACTTGTAATGAGAAGGTGACGGGTTCAAGTCCTGTTTGAGGCTCATGAAAGATATAAACAACTGGCAAGAGGATGTCCTTGCCCAGCCACTGGTACTGGTGGATTTTTGGGCATCCTGGTGCGCCCCGTGCAAGAAAATGATTCCTGTCTTTGAACGACTCGAACAGGAATACCCGCAACTTCAGGTTGTAAAGGTAGATGCAGACGCTAGACCAGATTTGGTAGAAGAGTTTGAGATTAATAGCATTCCTACCATGATGCTTTACAAGAATGGTGAGCATGTCTGGACTTTTACAGGCGCTAAGCCAGACCCGTTTTTTAAAGAAAAATTAACCCCATATCTTTAAACTTTTGCTATACTAAATAAAGACACGCCAATCGGGTGTCTATAAAACCCTTACTGTGCTACGGGCAGTAAAAAACCACACGAGTGGGTCTAGGACAGATTCCTAAAAATGCTCGTGAGGTGCCCCAACACAGTTGTCGTCTAAGGAGACAACATGAATTACAACAATAACTGGGATAAGCCATATCCAAACCCTTATGAGGGCAACGACCCTCACGGCATTTGGAACAAAAAACTCCCACCAATCCCTAAGCCAGTAACAATTACTGACTTGTTCCCACGCATCGACCGTTGGGGCATTGGCTATATGCCACTTCTTGAAGACCTTATGCAAATTGCTAAGGAAAAGCCTTCGTATCCCCCCTATGACATTATCGACCACAAGGATGAGACTACATCCATCTCGATTGCTGTCGCTGGGTTTGCCAAAAAGGAAATTGACGTAACCGTTCACGAAGGTACGCTCAAGATTGAGGGCAAGAAGGCGGAAAAAAAGGAAGACGGAGAAGTCGTTTATCAGGGTATTGCTGCTCGCGATTTCACATTAACTTTTGCGTTAGCTGAGTACTACGAGGTTAAGAGTGCCACTCTTGCAGATGGCATGCTTACCGTGGTGCTGTTTAAAAATGTGCCTGATGAAAAGAAACCAAAGGTAATTGACATCAAGTAGTATTTCTGATACTATTTAAAAGAAGCCCGAGATGCACAGATGATGTGTCTCGGGTTTTTCTTTGCTACAATGTATATATGCCTAACGCACCTAAGACACCAACTCGCACAATCCGAGTACCCGACGACCTTTGGCTTGCCGCACAAAAGAAAGCTGCGGAAAATAAAATCACCGTCACTTCAGTACTTATCGCCGCTTTAGCATTTTTTGTAGATTCGGAACTTGACAAACCTACCGACTAGGGTTTAGATTTGTACTGCTAAGACATAGCATCCCCCACGGGGGTTAGACTACGAAGGTACATATGCCAGTTCAAAATGACGGAATTCCAGCAGAAAACTTGGAACCAATCCGTAAAGAAGTTCAACAGTACGTCTTTCTAAAAGACGAAGTCTCTAACCTTGAGACCCGCGTTAATGAAATCAAAAAGCGCATTATCAGTTCAGTAGAACAGCTTGGTACCCCAAACGACAAGGGCAGCCTTGTCTTGTCAATTGAGGATGAGAAGTCTGGTACTGCTAACGTGGTTAAGCAGCGTCGTGTATCAAAGCAGTTTGACGAGGACACCGCCAACAAGATTCTGGCTGACAAGGGCCTATTTGAGTCTTGCACCGAAACCATCACCGTACTTGACCAAGACGCTGTCATGGCTGCATACTACAATGGTCTTCTAACTGACGAAGACATCGAAGCAATGTTCCCAGAGAAAGTTAGCTGGGCACTAATTTTGGAGAAAAAGTAATGGCTAAAATGGCAGACCTTAACGCTGAGGGTGTTAATGATTTGGTTTCTTACAGCATTGGTATCCAGCACGGTATCGACATGGCTGTAAAAATTATCAAGGACGAGCTTGCTGACTCTGAGGCACCCATGCAGGGAACCAAAGGTGGTTGGCGTGAATACTTTGTCAGACTCATTAAGGGTGCCTAATGAGTATCATTGCTTATGATGCAGGAGTAGCTGATGGTAAAGCTGAGGCTATTCAGCAAGTTTTAGACTTGCTTGAAGAAATGTTTAAAAACCCACCGATGCGCGGCGACGTTGCGCTTAGTGACCTTCGTAGACTTATTAAGGCAATTAACTAAATGAGCGATAACGACTTTATTGATGACATGTTTGGCGAACTTGACGTTTACTATCCAGGGAGTAAACGTAAGCGTCGCGAGCCTGTGCCTAAAGTCGAAGTTGACACCAGTTGGCAAAAAGATGCTTTTAAAAAAACTTTGCCAAATGGTAAAGAACTTGAGTTTTATACGCTAGGCTCTTTAGCTAAGGCGTTAAATCGTCCAACCGCTACTTTACGTCAGTGGATGGATAGAGATAAACTTCCTTCTTCCCCTTACAAATTGCCTGATAAACCCGGCAAACATGGTAAAATGGTAGGAGGACGTCGGCTTTACAGCAAAGCGATGGTAGAAATTACTGTCGAATTGTTTGCAAAAGCTGGACTTTTAGGTTCAGACCGTATAGACTGGACCGTACACCAGAGTCTTAGTGATAAGATATCTGAGGCGTGGGAAACAATCCGCGCAGAAGAAAATAAAACAATTAACTAAGGAAAACATGCCAATTACCCCCGATGCCCCAAATGCCACCGACTACGTTGCCGACGACATTGATGCACGTCCATCACAGGCTACTGCCTCATCTTCTTCAGTCCAATCGGGCTGGGATGCCGCAGAAAGCCTAACCGTTTCAAGCGACTTCCCTACAGAAGTCAAGTTTGAGGACGGTAAGCACCAGGTTTTTAAGTTCCTGGACGAAAGTGGCCCATTCGCCATTTACAAGCAGCACTTCCTGAAGCAGAAGACAAGCGGTAAGCGCTCGTACGTCTGCATCGGTGCAAACTGCCCACTCTGCATTAAGCTGCAAGAACGCGCCGAAAATAAGCGTGCATTTACTGTTGTATCCCTTAACTCACCAGAGGGCATGCTTCGTCAAATGCTAATTTCAGGTGCTCGTCTTTATCAAGCACTTCATGCCGCACACTACTCCCCACAGGGCCCACTTACTAAGGGCTATTGGGCTATTGTGCGTTTGGGTAAAGGCCCACAAACTAATTACACCGTAACTCCTATTAAGGAGCGCGACCTCGAAGAAGACTGGAACATTAGTCAGGACAAGGCCTCAGCCGTTGTCGAAGCTTCAGAGGTTTATACTCGCGGTCTCATCAAGGAACACTCGTTTGAGGAACTTGACGAGATTGCAAACTCGCTGCTCTAAAGCCAATAGCATTAGGCGGGGATTTGACATCCCCGCCTTTTGCGCTATTGTGGAGATACTATGAACATTATTACGACTGCCGAACAACTTTCCGAGATGGTAGATTACTACCTAACTCAAGATGCCTTTGCCTTTGACGTTGAAACCGTAGGTCCACGCCGCGGTATGACACCTGTAAATGAAGTCTTATGGATTACGCTTGCAACCCACGGACGCTGTGACGTTATCCCTATGGGGCATCCACACGGTTCGTTTATCGAAGAGATTTACCCTTTGACTGGTCAGGGCGAAGTCCGCAAAGAAAAGGGTTTGACACTACGCCCTAGCGACTATAGTCGTGACGCCAAAAAAGCCACCAAAGTATTTGGACCTGCACCTGAGCAGCTTTACCCAGCTGAGGTGTTTAAGGCGCTTGAGCCTATTATGTTTAATGACCAGATTCTTACTATCGGTCACAACCTTGTGTTTGACTTAACTTCAGTCGCTAAGTACTACGGGGGTCGTGTTCCATCTGCCCCATACTTTGACACAATGATTGCATCATTCATTTCAGATAACCGCAATAAAAATAAGTGCGGCCTTGCTGACTGTCTTAAGCGCGAGTTTGGCTACGAAATGGTCAAGGGTGTGGGTAAAGAAGTAGAAGTCTACGACTTTGACACAGTTGCCAAGTACGCATACCTCGATTCCAAGTACACGTTTCTATTGTGGAAGTCGCTAGTGCCAAAGCTAGAGGCTGGAGAACTCGACCGAGTGTTTGCGCTAGAGATGGATGTCTTAGCAGTTTTGTGCGACATGAAACTGACTGGTGCCTACATTGACACTGATTCGCTTGAGCAGTTGAAGATTGACCTTGAAGAAAAGGTAGAGGAGTCTCGCTCTAACATTTACAAGGTCGCTGGTCGAGAGTTTAACATTAACTCCAATCAGGAAAAACAAGCTTTGCTATACGGACCTAAAGAGTCTGGCGGGCGTGGGCTAAAAGCTCAAGTATTAACTGTAAAGGGTAAGCAAAAAGATAAAACTAACGTCGAACTTACTGGTGCCGATTACTCGGTATCTGCTGAGGCGCTAGAGCCTTACCGTGATAAAGACCCACTGGTTACAGCGTTGCTAGAGTATGCAGACTATAACAAGCTTCTTTCGACATACGTAATCCCGTATCTAGGCGGCGACATTGAGCGCACCACGTCAGGTAAAACCCGTATCGAGACTAAAGAGACTTTGCTAATCAATGGTCGCCTACACGGTGACTTTGTGCAGCATGGCGCTGAGACTGGTCGTTTTTCTAGCCGTAACCCAAACCTGCAGAATGTACCTGCGCCACACACGCCACACGGCAAGGCTATCCGTAATCTGTTTGTGGCACCTCCAGGGCACAAACTAGTGGTTGCTGACTACTCACAGATTGAACCTCGCGTTATTGCTTCGTTTTCGGAAGACCCGATTATGATGGATAACTACCTAAACGGTAAGGACATCTATACCACCGTCGGTGATACTATGGGCGTTGACCGCAAGGCAGGTAAGGTTCTTGTTCTTGCTATGGCTTATGGTGTAGGACCAGACAAGATTGCAAGTCAGATTGGCTGTACCAAGACTGAGGCTAAAGACTTGCTTGACCGCTTTGCTAATCAGTTTAGTTCGATTGCTAAGTATCGTGCCAAGGTTATTGGAGCAACACGTCAAGGCAAGCCTGTTCCATTTATCAAGACGCTGACTGGTCGCCGCCGTTACCTGCCTGAAATTATGTCACGAGAAAATGGTATCCGTGCGGGCGCTGAGCGTCAGGCGTTTAACACTAAGATTCAGGGCAGTGCTGCTGACATCATTAAGATTGCTATGGTACGAGCGCACAAGATGCTTCCACCAGAGGCTAAGATTATTCTTACAGTACATGACGAAATGGTACTTACTACGCCAGCAAATATGGCGGAGTCAACAGCAGAGATTCTGCGTGCAGCTATGGAAGGAATCAACGTGCTGAAAGTACCATTGATTGCAGACGTAAAGATTGTCGACAAGTGGGGAGAAGCCAAATGAGTTGGCCTATCTCTGGTGCAGAAGGGCAGGGAAAAATGCAAAAAGTTCCTGTTAATATGCTTTATCGTTGGTATTTATACGACATTGTTGGTGAAGATGCCAATAAAAATATTGAATTGTTTAATTTATCCCCAGTGAGCACTGAGGGTGATGAAAAAGAACTAGAAGACGCAGAAAAACGTTTAATTGAAATATCTTCGCTTATTCCATTTATTAAATTGTATTCTGATATGAACGCGCAGTACACATTTGAAGTTCACAAGAGTGAATTAAAAAAAATTGGCGGAATATCAGATGAGGCAGTTAATTCAGGGGCTGCTGGACTAAAAGAGTTTTATAGCAGCATGACGTTTAGTGGTATAGTTGCATTACTATCCGCCGCAGTCGAACTTGAAATCATTGAACTAAATGGTACGTTTACTGGAGTTAAAGAAGAGGAAAAATGAGTAACTCATGGTGGGCCGATAAGCTCGGCAACAATCAGCCACAGGCACCCCGCTACGCCCCTACGCAGCCTGTACAGCCCATACAGCCAGGTTATGTACAGCCTTACCAGCCTGTAACCCCAAATCAGGCGTACCCGCCTGTAAGCCAACAGCCGTACATTGACCCGTCTTTGGCAGGTCACAGGCTACCAGCCAGTGCTACAGCCCCTAGCCGTTGTCCAAACTGTTCTAGCGGTAATTACGGAAAGATGACCGCTGAGACTGCGGCACGATGCTATGATTGTGGCTATCCTATTCAGCAGTCAGGCTCAGGCACCCCAGGTGTCCGTATTCCTAGCAACGGCACAGTAGAGGCTACCAAGCAGGTAAGCACATCAAATAACTTTAACCCAGGCACATTTATCGGAAAGATTGAGTAATGTCACTCCAAAAAGTTTTAGCACAGATTAATAAGAAGTACGGCGAAAACACCGTCGTATTGGCATCAGACGTCGCAGCACCAACTCGTTTCACATCAGGCTCACTATCGCTGGACATGATTCTTGGAGGAGGCTGGCCTACCAACCAGTGGCACGAAATTATTGGTGAGGCAAGCAACGGTAAAACCGCACTTGCACTTAAGACAATTGCTGCCAATCAAAAGCGTGACCCTAACTTCACCACTATCTGGATTGCTGCCGAGCAGTGGGTTCCAGAGTACGCAGAGATGTGTGGCGTGGACCAGACTCGTGTTCACGTATTTACCAGCAACGTCATGGAAACAGCCCTTACAGCCGTTCTAGAGTTCATTGAGACTAAAGAAGTAGACTGTGTGGTCATTGACTCGTTGCCTGCTCTTGTGCCTTCAGCAGAAGACGAGAAGGAAATGGACGAGTTTACTGTTGGTCGTGGAGCTATGCTTATGGGCAAGTTCTTCCGCAAGATGGAAAAAGCTGGCAAGCGTGACCTACTAGGTGGCGAGCGTCCGTTCATTGGTCTAATCATTAACCAGTTCCGTATGAAAATTGGCGTCATGTACGGCGACCCACGCACCACCCCTGGTGGCGAAGCTAAGAACTACTTCTTCTTTACCCGCATTGACGTAAAGCGCGATGAGTGGATTGAAGTTGGTACTGGTCAGGAGAAGAAGAAGGTCGGTCAGACCATCAAGTTCCAGACTCGTAAAAACAAGTCAGCCCCTCCAGGACAGACCGCATTTGTAGATTTCTACTTTGATGACGGTGCTGGCATTGATAAGGGCGAATACGATTACGCTAAAGAGATTGTATCTCTGGCTATCATTAATAAGCTAGTTGTCCGAGCAGGTGCTTACTACCGTTACTCGGACCGCCAATGGCAGGGTGCAGACGCCTTGCTCAGTTCTATTCGTGAAGAGGTTGACCTGCAGGAGCAGTTGACCAAGGACGTATTGGGGACACTACAATTAGCATAGGTAGAGCGCCCAAGCGGGCACAGTCTGTTTGTACTTTGTGCGATAAACCATTTTACGCAAAGAAAATGTGTAAGTCGCATTACATGTCTGAGTTTAGAGAAGACTTTAAAACAATCGTTAGTAAAAAGAAAACATACGCCCCAGAAGATTTAGTTGATTTTTGGACATTTGTTAAAAAGGAATTAAATATTGGCTAGGTCAGAAGGTCAAAAGCAATCCCAGAAACACGAGAAAAGGTTAGCCAAACTAACTGGCGGGCAGAAAAACGTTGCTTCTGGAGCTTTTTGGTTTCGTAAAGGCGATGTGCGGTCAGAAGATTTGTTGATTGAGCACAAGTGGACAGGTAAGAAATCATTTAGCCTTCAGTCATCTGTGCTAGAAAAAATTATGACTGAGGCACTAATTGATGGCCGTACTCCAGTTTTGGGCATCAGCATGAATGAGGTTAATTACGTAATACTCGACGAAAACGACTTCTTGACCATGCGCGAGTTTCTGATACAATGTATAGAGGAACACACGGAAGAGAAGTAAATTATCATTTGGAGTTTACTTGTCTTTACCAATACCGTTTTTAGAACCAGAACCTTGGCAATTTGATTCCAAGTGTGGCGAACAGGTCTATGACCCCGCTACAAAAGATTACAAACCTGTTTATAACGCAGACTTATGGTTTCCACCACGCGACAAAAAACTATACAAACCCATTGCTGACAAAGCTAAATCAATTTGCTACGGCAAAGACGGCAAGCCAGAATGCCCAGTTCGTATGCAGTGTTTATTGTTTGCAGATAAGAACGATGAAGTCCACGGTATCTGGGGCGGTATGAGTCACCGTGAGCGTAATGCGTTAAAACGAAAAGCAAATAAATTAGGTACAACTTTAGAGGCGTTAGCTAAAAAAGGTAAGTAGACATTTCGGCAAATGTGTGATAGGTTCTACGTATGCCAGAGAAGAAACTAAAAAAACTGCCCGCAGGTGCCCTTAAAAACTTTGTAGACGCAGGTAAATCAACCACCCGAGTCATTAGCAAGGTAGAACGATTTGTCTTATCCCAGCCAATAGACAACCACCGTTCGTTTGACGGATTGCACCCATCGGCTATGGTTAGCCCGTATTGGTGTCACAGAGCTTCGTATTTTCACCTACAAGGAAACCACCCAAACCCAGAGCCACGCCAGTTTAAGCGTGAGTTAATTTTTGCACAAGGTCACGGTATTCATGCTACTTGGCAAAACTGGTTTAGAGATATGGGTAAGTTGTATGGCGTGTGGGAGTGCAAAACCTGTGCCGTACAAGAGTGGGCGCTAAGTCCAGAGGGCTGCAGCGCTTGTGGGGCGGCATGGTCAATGAGATACCGTGAAGTACCAGTAGAGCACGCACCACTAATGATTACAGGTCATTCAGATGGTTGGCTAAAAGGATTTGGCGATGACTTGATGCTAGAAATAAAGTCAGTGGGTGCTGGTACATTTATGTGGTACGACAGGTCAGCATGGTTTGCTGGAGACCAGAACTTTGATGAGGCGTGGAAGAACTTAAAGTCCCCGTTCTCAGCCCACATTGCCCAGGTGCAGTTGTACATGAAAGTGTTAGAGCTGTCTGGTCGTGAAGACGTGCCGCAGGAAGCCGTGCTGTTGTACGAGGCTAAGCCTACGCAGGAAGTCAAAGAGTTTATTGTCCGCAAAGATGACTGGGCTATCCAGCCGATTATTGATGGCGCACAACTTGTGGTAGACTCGTTAGCAAAGAACATAGCGCCAGACTGCAACGTCGGTGGAGCGCATAAATGCAAGCAGTGTGGAGGATTTAATGAGTAAGCTAATCACCAGCGATACCAGCAAGTACGTGTTAGACACGTTGGATGAGCAGGGTCTAAGTCTAGACCGAGAGATGCACATGCCTCGCCCGTCACTTCCTGCGGACATTACAGAAGTTGATGACGAAGAGCTAATGCGTTTGTATACCCATTTTTCGGCGTACAGCGACTTCGTTAATACCCAGCTTGCCTGTGCAGTTATTGATGAAAAAGAAGCGCAGCGTAACATTGATTACGCAGAGTCTGAGGCAATGCTACGTCACCAGAGCGCCAACGCCAAGACCACAGTTACAATTATTAAAGCGCTAGTTGATGGCGACCCTACGCTGGGTGAGTTGCGACAGGATTCGCTAAACAAGTATTCGTACCGCAAGATGCTAGAAACTATGGCAAACAACCTAGAGCGTAGCAGTTCTGTTTGCAGCCGTGAGTTGACCCGCCGAACTTCAGGTGACAACTTTAAGACACGTAGCCGTAAGTTTACTGTCTAATGGCTGCCAAAAAGGGTCCAAAAGTATTTGGTAAACCGTTACCACTTAAAGTAAACCGTTTAGCGATTGGTATTGACCAATCATACTCAGGTTTTGGTGTGACCCTTATGGACATGGATTCAGACGCTTACTACACCACCGTGTTTAAGGGAGAAGGTATCGGCATTGACCGATTGCTAGATATCCAAGAAAAGTTGTGGGCAATTATTGAAGATGCAACACCAGCATCATCAGAAGTAATTGTGGGCATGGAAGGATACGCGTTTGGCTCGCAGATGGCAAACATGGCAGGCGAATTGGGTGCGGTTGTAAAACTAACTTTGCATGACCTATTGCACAAATACCACGGTAAGTACCCATACATCATTCCACCGACAGTATTAAAGAAGTATGTTACTGGTAAAGGTAATGGCGTACAAAAAAACCAAATACTGTTGAGTGTGTACAAAAAGTGGGGGGTAGAGTTTACCGACGACAATGCCGCAGATTCGTACGCATTAGCGCACATGGTAGCTGGTAAGTGTGACCTAGCGTACGAACGTGAGATTTACCACAATATTCAAGACCCTAAGTATCGGGAGAAATAAATGTTTTTGGTATTGCTAATTGTTTTAAGTATAATAGTATTTGTCGGAACTGCAATTGCCCTTTCAGCACTTATGTCAGTTTTTACTATAGACGTATCACCACTTGACTTTGGTAACGAAGAGGATGTATAAATGTACGGTACCGAATTTTCACGCAAACCACCTAAAAGGAAAAACAAAATGTCTGACGCAAGATTCCTAGTACTAGCCATCGCCCTCGGTTTAGTGTTTATCGGGCTATCCTACATGCTTATCGAGTCAACCCCAGCTTCGCCTATTTTAATTGGCGTTGGACTGACCCTAGCAATTGCTAGCCAAGTCCGAGTTAATGGGAACTAATAAATCAGGTTGGTGCATAACTAACCACCACACAGAATGCCCACAAGCATTCCCCACGCACATTTGCTCGTGTATATGCCACGGCGGAGTCGAAGAATCAGTCAAAGAACCAGAGGTAAAGAAAAATGTTAGACAGCGAAAAGTTTAAGCAAGAGTTCATCAACTCGGCGTTTGAGGCTGCTTTGGCTAAAAAGTTTAAAGAAGCCCAAGACATGTTGATTAAAAAGCACCGTGACTACGGACCAAAGAACATTAGCCAGTCTCCTGGCGGACCGTTGAACGGTTTGCGTGTTCGTATCTGGGATAAGCAAGCACGGATTAATAACTTGCTAGAGTCAGGCGCAAACCCAGAGAATGAAAGCCTGCGCGACAGTTTCCTAGATATGGCTAACTATGCCATCATCGGAATGATGGTTATAGATGGCGACTGGGAAAAAGACTACCACGCAAATTAATAAAGATTAAAAACAATTTGCCGCCAATTACCTTTATAGTATTAATGCGGGAGCATTAATCAAACAAAAGGTAATATATGTCTGAACTACAAAACGATGAAGATATCCTGCGCGTAAGCGCATCCAGCAACCCACAGTCGGTAGCGTCTGCAATTGCACACGCCATATACGAAAAGGGTACGTGCAAGATTCGCGCCGTAGGTGCGGGTCCAGTTAACCAAGCTGTGAAGGCAATTGCCATCGCCAGCGGTTACACAGCCCCAAGAGGAATTAGCCTAATCTGTATCCCAGGTTTCCAGTCAGTGGAAATTAATGGCGAAAAGATTAGCGCAATCCTATTTAAAGTAAATTCAGTTAACTAAGCGTATTTAGTTAAATAGCGGTACTGTTGTAGTATCAACCATCTTAGGCCAAAGAGGTAAAATTATGGACAAATCAAACAGCAAGTTTAATACTATGGGCACCAGCGCATCGCGCGGCGTAGACAACGCATCAGGTAAGCCTGAACGTGGCAAGCTAATGAAAAAGGGCAACACTGCCGCTGGAACTTTAGACGGCAAAAAAGGCGTTCAAACAATGAAGCACGTAACGTCTAAGAAGGCTTATGGAATTAAGACCAGGATGCCTTCGTACGTTGACCCACAGATTGGTCCTACCCAGGGTAACGGTCGCCTATTCAATTCAGCAATCAACCGCACCTCGATTGATTTTGCAGATGGCATGACTGACCACAACTAAGCTAAACAGAAAAGCCCGCCGAAAGGCGGGTTTTTTTGTGCCCTTGACAAGTCAATAATTATCGGCAATAATCATGATGTACCGCGAAATGTTGTGGTAGAGTACTAATTAGCAAACCGAGAGAAGGAACATGCTACTAGACGAGTTAAAAGCTATTGCAGCTAAAGCATCCATCGAAGGATGTGTAGTTGGAGTTTGGGTAAAAGAGCAAGACAAAGAATTTCAAGAAGTATTTGAACTTCTACGTAGTAAACCAAACCTACCACTACTTGAAACACAGCGTTTAATCCAATCGCACTATCCAAACTTACCCTTTAAGCGTACGTCATTTGCGTACCATATGAGAGGAACATGCACGTGTCCGAAAGCTTAGCCCGCGAATTAGCCAAGTTACTTGGCGAAGACCCTATCAAGCAGTTCCCCGTTAGCCAAGCGCAGAAGATGACAATTAAGCCATCAACCGCAAAGCCAAGCAAGAGCAAGAACGGCTGGAAGTTGGCAGCATTGTTGCCCGACACCCAAATTGGTTATCGTGTTTACGAAGATGGCTCGGTTGTAGAGTTTCATTCTGAGGCTGCCATCGACATTGCCTTGCAAATCGTAAACTATGCCAACACAGAGTTTGGCGTGGACACGATTGTCAATCTTGGCGACACCTTAGACCTACCACAGCAAAGCCGTCACCACCAAGAGATTGCGTTCCAAAACTCAACCAACCTTGCTATCCAGCGAGCATACGAATATTTGGCAGCCCAGCGTGCAACAGCGCCAGATGCGGAAATTGTATTTTTAGAGGGAAACCACGATTGCCGTATATATAAGTATCTGGCAGAGAACGCACCAGCTGTAGCAAACATGCGTCAGGCTGGAACTACGCCTAACGACTGGCCTGTAAATAGCTTGCCACATCTGCTACGCATGGACGAATTAAACGTCAAGTACGCCAGCGGTTACCCAGCAGGCGAGTACTGGCTAAACAAGAACCTTCGGTGCATCCACGGCGACCGTGTTAATTCCAGCGGTAGCACCGCCATGAAATACATTAACTCGAACCACCACGTTTCTGTTATTTACGGTCACATCCACCGTATTGAAATGCTATACCACACAAACCATACAAGCACAGGACCCGCTAGAAACGCCGCGTTCAGCCCTGGATGCCTGTGTAGAGTAGATGGTTCAGTTCCGTCCGTTAAGGGCGGTATTACCCCTAATGAGAAACCAGTTAAGTACTGGGAAAACTGGCAGCAGGGTGTTGGATTTGCGTGGTACAAAGACACTGGCGAATTCACCCTGCTGTCTGTCCCAATTATTGATGAGTGGGCAGTATTTATGGGCAAAGAGTTTAGAACACAAATTAATTAATTAGTGTCTAAACTGATTACATGGCTGCTAATCAGAACATTCAAAGCTTAGGTGCTGGTGGATTATACGGCACTTACACCAACTATGGTGGTGGTGGCGTTGCTGTCGCCCGCTCTGAAATGGATTACCTACGCATGGGCGTGGGTCGTGAACCTTCAGCCGAGTACCCAGATGGTTATTTAGGTACAATCAGAACTCGCCGCGATGACCGCGGACGCCCTAATAGCGTATCTGAGCAAGTCCTTCAAGGACTAAAAGTACGCCAAACACAACGTGGATATCAGCGTGGTGTGCATCGCGGCGAGCGAATTGACCCAGGTGATTACTATTATCCTGATAACTTTAAAGCAGACCGAGGTATTGCCAGACAAATGGCAGCCGCTCGCAAGGGCGCACCTAGCCCACGTTTTGCCCCAGCTTTTTCATTAGCCCCAGCCCCTCACTTGGTAAACGACGGCAAGGCTAACACACGTTCTAGTTCCCCGCTAGAAATGAACAATGTCCGCAAGTCACAACTTCGCGGTTTAAGCCCACAGTGGAGTTAGAATAAATAATGCCTAGCACAAAACCTACCCCTAATCCTATGCCTGGTCCAGCACCTAAGCCAAATACTGGAGCACACAAAGACAATGGACCTGACTGGGGTGCAATTGGTTCAACAGTAGCAGGCGCAGGTCTTTTAGCCGCAGGTGTGCTTGGAACCCCATTTACTGGCGGGCTTAGTGACGTACTAGACGCTCCAGGAGCAGCCCTGTTAGCGGGAGGAACAGCAGCAGAATTAGGTGGCGCAGAAGCCGCCGTAGGCGCAGCCGCAAATGGTTCTAGAACTGGTGAATTTTTATCTGGTGCAGCCGATAAAATAGGTAAATTTGGGGATAAAGTATTTAGAGGCGGAAAGACTGTAGGAGCAGCAAAAACTGCAAAAACTACAAGTGAAATGCCTGGCTGGACTTCTGGGCTAAAATCACCTGAAGCCCCATCAGTAATCAAGGCTTCTAACAAGGCTGATGTAGAAGCAGCTAAAGCATCTAACCGAGCAGCAGCTGGAGTACTTGGGCAAGCACCTGCATATAAAGATTTAACTACTCCTCAAAAAGTTAAAAGAGTTGTCACAGGAACTGGAAAAGCAGCATTAAGTCTAGGTGGTCACGCAGTTGGTGGTTTAATTGGTGACGCTGCAGGCAGTGTTGGTAGTTCAGCAAACAACAATGCTCAGTATAACCCTGACATCAGTCGTTCAGCTAACTTTGAATTTGGAAGTAGCAACCACTAATGATTCCAGAGTCTCGTAACGAGGCGTTCAAAGTTGGTATGGGTAACAGCGAGTACAATACTGGAATGGGTACAGGAGAATATTAAATGCCTAATACCCCAAACGGTAAATACGGATTTAGAGCGTGGGATAAGCCAGTAGGCGTACCAAACCAGGCAGCTATGCCGCCACAAGCGTACATCGGCCCTTTTGCGTCTAATCAAGAGCGCCTATTAACCCAAGCCCTACAAATTGGCAACATGACTGGTCAAGAGATACACGACTATGTTCGTCCGCCGATGCCACAGATTAATTTATTTCCGCAAAAGTTTGGTTATGAGACTAGCGAGTACGGCATTAAAGATATTGTAGAATTATCTGGTCGCCCGCAGCAGCGAGTTGATTTCAGCCAGCAGGCTACAACCACAGAGTCCACCAGCCGAAACGCATTAGGAGACACATAAAATGGATTTATCCTCAATTGACCCAACGGGTGACGGCACAGCATTTCCTACACCTTACCCTAAAAATGTTAATGGTACCGTGTACAATGGTAGCAAAGGCTGTGAAGCCTGCGGAATACTGCTAAACCCAGTACAAGCACTTAATTCAGACATGTGCCCTTCGTGCAATAAGCGTCAGGCAGTAAACCGAGTATCCAACAAAATGGTAGGACAATAATGGCAAAGTGCAATGGTTGCGGAATGGAAGCCCCGCGTATTGTTGATGAGCACTACTCCACTGGCGCTTGCGCTATGTACAGGGACATGAAAGCACGCAACGGAGATGCCCCGTCAGGCAAGGGCAAGTCAAGACCAGCTGATAATGCGTCGCTCGTAGTAGGCGGAAAGCACTGCGAAGACTGCGACACAGTAGGTAAGGGCAAGAAGTTTGACGTTACCCACACAGGTCACGTTGTAAAGCGCCAGACAATTGGCCAGAAGTACAAAGATGGCCGTCTAACTCAAGACTTTCACAAGCTAGAGAAGTAGGAAAACAATGACAGTTAACAAGTCACGCTCAGAAAACAAGAGCATGCTAGAAGGCGCTACAGACGGCAAGTACCGCAAGCGTCGCCCAAACACAGAGGTTGCCCCAGGAATGGGAGACGAAAAGGTTACACAAGACCGCGCTGCGCTGCACCCTTACATGAACTATGGTTTCATTAACAGCGAAGACCCAAACAAGCGTAACCCAGGGGCGTAATAGCACTACAACTTAGATTCATGTGATAGGCTAAACACCTATCTATTAGGAGCACAATATGGCAGAAAAAGAAGAACAAGAACCCTATTTCCGTTTACTTGTCTGTAAGACTTGTCGTACCATCGACGAATTGCCGCCTGCGGAAGAAGACCCAGACGACACCCTTTTAACCATTACAGCAGACCGCCACGGCGACCTGCACTATGGTCGTTTGTGGAATGTTCCCAAAGCTATTTGGATGACCAAGGAACTAAAAGAAGACGTCATCAAGCAGTTGTCTGGCGAAGAGGGCGCTGGTCTAGGTCTGCCTTTCTATAACACTCGCATGCAATTTGCTGAGGACGCCATGACGTGTTACAGTTTACATGGTCGCCCACAAGGTCAATGTTACGATTACAAGACGGACAAAAAGAAGTTGTCGGCGGGTACTGAGAAGATGCGTAAAGCTGAAAAGCTAGACGCATACTCAGGTCCAACTATTTATTTATGTGATTTCTGCCCAGTTAAATCATTTAACATGCAGAAGTTCCACGACGAGAAGGGCATTTCTAAATGACCGAGCAAACACCCGAAGAAGAAATCCCTACCTTTGAGACTGGATTTATGCTATTAAAGGCTAAGTCTGGTAACTGGCATGTGCTAACCGACATTACTTCGCCGCTTAAACTAGAGCGTGAGGTAACTGTTAATGAGGTTCGTGTCGGTGCTACTGAGGCAGCCCATTCTATTAGCCAACAGCAGTTGGCTGCTTTGATTATAACCGCCCTATCTCCCCAGGACCCGAGTACAATAGAGTAATAAGCCTAATACAGGAGGACCAATGTACATCGAAATGTCCTGCAAGTGCGGAGCCATAATTAATGTTGAAGGGTTCACCGAGGGTTTTACACAACTTACTACCAACCGATTCCTAGAAGCGCATATCAGTTGCGGTTTTGTGACACCGATTAAAAATGATGGCGCAGAACGCACTACGCGTAGGGACATTGACATACGAAAAATTGTCCAACTGGACGATGACGAGGACTAGATGTTAGAACCAAGTGAGACATCATACTTTAGCGAGCCTTCGGCTATCCTAGACCCACGCCTATTTAAAGGCGATAAGTTAGATAGTTCTGTGCGTTCAGCCGTACTTCAACTGCTATTTAATCACCTTAATAGATTTTATACAGGCGGCGAGTCGTGGTCTTATGTATGGCTGGCTGGTTCTGGCGTGTCCTATCAATGGGCTGCTCACCGTGACCCAGGTGACTTAGACTGCCTGGTTGGAATTGACTATGTTAGATTTCGTCAATCAAATAACAGATTTACTGGGTTAAGCGATAAAGAAATTGCTGACACTTTAAACGAAGGGTTTAGGGCAGAATTGCACCCTATTACTTCAAAGTTTTTAGGAGCCTTTGAGCTTACCTTTTACGCTGTTACCACCAGCAAAATTACAGACATTAAACCTTACGCCGCTTACTCGCTAACTGATGATAGTTGGACTGTTGAGCCAGAACTAAAGTCGCTCGTCATCCCATCGTCGTGGAAGCAGGCCACTGAGGGCGACAGAATTATGGCTATTAATATTTTAACTAGCTACCAAAATGCTAAAGACAGATATGAAACTGCTACTAATGATGCCATTAAAGCGACTGCTAGGTCAGAGATGCGCGTCGCTATGTCGCGGGCTTCAGCACTTTACGAAGGCGTTCACTCGGGTCGTTCTAATGCGTTTTCTCCTGAAGGAGAAGGTTACTCAGATTTTTACAACTATCGTTGGCAAGCAAATAAGCAATCTGGCGTAATTCAATCACTTCGTGCTATTAAAGAAGAGATGGATGCCCAAGACGAAGCACTAAATAAAAAAACATATGGCGTAGAACTGCCTAGCGCTGAAACATTAATCAGACGCGCAGCAACTCGGCGCACATATTAGAAAGACTACATCGTGGCAATCGTCCTATTTTTGGATGGCGTTATGCGCTCCAAAACTAATAAAGTACCCATCTACGAGGGTGTTTCTCTGTATAAAGCCTTGAATGCCAATGGCTCTGTATTTCTTGCAGTTGATGACCAGGAAGAAGCCCTTCGCTGGTGCAAGGAACACAAACTTACCGATGTTGATGGGTTTATTTCTAATAAAACCGTTGGTGAATACGAAGATAAAGACTATCTTAAGATTCAACACCAGCAGGCTTCAGGTCCGCTGCACATGGTAGTGTTAGCCGACGTAGATTTGGCTACTAAGTGTCTACAAAATGGTATTAAAGCCTTGCTATGGCTACACCCTGTATACCAAAGTGCTAAATTTAGACCTGATGGTAGGGTTGGGCGTAAGAGCTGGGGAGAGCTAGTCGGGGAGCTGGATAGACAAGTCGATATGATGCTGGAAGATGACAGACTATGAGTAAATTAGTATTTTTAGGTGCGGAAGTACCCAGTAATAAAACTATTTTAGGGTCAATGAACGCTAAGCGGGTAGGCTTCAGTTACTGGGGCGCAGTAAAGCGCGGGCTTCCTACAACTAAAAAGTTTTTGCTGTCGGACAGATTTACTGATGAGGTAGAAATCTATGTGTTCCCAGGGATACCTGCGTCGGCGCAACTTACCGCAGAAGAACTTGATGATTTTAGTGCGGATTATGAAAATTTTATTGCCGAAAACCTTGACCGAATTACTATTTTTACTGAGATTCAACACCCAAACATGTCTGAGGAAGCAGTAGTAGCTCAGCGGTTGGCTGCGTGGAACGACGTGGACGACGAAAAGTTTGGAGTTATTTATTCAAGTGGTGATTTAGAAGCATTAGCCACTAGGTATTTAAATGTGTTTATATCGGGAGAGGCTGCGGAAGTGCTTGCGCCTATCTGTCGTAAGTTATCTTCACAGCACGGAACCAAGTTCCATGTTATGGGAATGGCAAAACCTGATTTACTTCGTAATTCTCCATTTGAAACCGCCAGTACTATGTCTTGGTTGTCGCCTATGATGCGCGGTGAGACGATTGTCTGGTACGCTAACCAACTACACCGCTATCCAAAGAGCATGAAGGACCAGGCTAGGTCCCGCTATAAAGCCGCGTACGAGGCTGCGGGATTGGACTTTGATAAAATACTAGCCGATGATGCTATTGAAGTCTCTAAACTCGCCGTATGGTCGTTCCAGAGGCTTGAGGAGTGGCTGGCTAACACTTCACATATAGTAACTATAAGTGATGAAAAGTTACCCCCAGAAAAACATCAAACTACCCCTGTTGATGTTAATATATCAACATCAGAATCAATCAAACTTAATACAAGAAATCCTTCCGAAATGACAACTTTACCTGTCCTCGGCGTGGAAGTTTCCCGTGTCATTGAGACTGATGAAAATGGGCGTGATGTTCTTAAAGAAGTTCCAGTTATTCGTTCAAACAGCACCAGTTTAAGACAGTGTAATACCTGTTTTGTTAAAGATAACTGCCCTGCTTTTAAGCCCGACAACTCTTGTGCGTTTAGTCTGCCAGTAGAAGTCAAAACTAAGGAACAACTTAAGGGCTTAATTAACTCACTCCTTGAAATACAAGGGCAGCGAGTAGCATTTGCCAAGTTTACTGAAGATTTGAACGGTGGTTATCCTGACCCGAACGTCGGTCAAGAGATGGACAGATTCTTTAAAATGCTTAAAACTATTAAAGAATTAGACGAGTCAAAAGAGATGATGCGTGTCACTGTTGAGCGCAACGGCGCTGCTGGAGTTCTGTCATCTTTGTTCGGTGAAAGAGCCTCTAAATTAAATGAATTGCCTAATAATGGGCTTACTGAAGAGCAAACAAACGAGGTAATTAGAAAGATAAATCCGACTGACTTATAGTTACTATAAGTGCCATTTTTACCCTGAAATGGTATAGTCCTAAAATTGACTAAAAAGAACACACCCCATACGCAGCAACCGGCCATCAGCTTCGTCTGATGAGTTATACTGGAACACCAACCCCCAAACAAATAGAAGAACAGGACAATTATGTCGTTATCATTTAAATTAACCGCCGATTTCGTAGAAGGATACCGCAGTAAGACTGTTCCTTGGGGGTACAAGGACGTTGCTGGTAACTCCGTTGGCGAGATTACTTTTCTCCGTACCTATTCTCGTATGAAAGAAGATGGTACTAAAGAATCATGGACTGATGTTTGTGAGCGCGTTATTAACGGAATGTACTCACTTCAGAAAGACCATTGCAAAACTAACCGCTTGCCTTGGAATGACGCTAAAGCGCAGGCTTCTGCTAAGGAAGCATTTGACCGTCTCTTTAACTTTAAGTGGACTCCGCCTGGTCGTGGCTTGTGGGTTATGGGTACGCCTCTCGTAAATGAGCAAAAGAACTCGGCTGCTTTACAAAACTGTGCTTTTGTCTCTACTAACGAGATGACCAAAAACAATCCTGCTAAGCCTTTTGGTTTCTTAATGGAAGCGTCGATGCTAGGCGTCGGTGTAGGCTTTGACAACAAGGGTGCTGACAAGGGTTTTAATATTTATGAACCAACCACGCCGTCGGAATACATCATTCCAGACACGCGTGAAGGCTGGGCTGAATCAACGATGGCGCTCATCAACTCATTCCTGAAGCCTGACCAGCCTGCTTGGGATTTTGATTACTCTCAGGTTCGCCCTGCTGGTTCTCCAATCTCTACTTTTGGTGGAACCGCGTCTGGTCCCGAGCCACTAATCTCACTTCACAACCACATTCGAAACCTGTTCATTGGTCGTGCTGGCGAACTGCTAACTGGTGTGGACATCGCCGACATCGGTAACTTGATTGGTGTCTGTGTTGTTTCAGGAAATGTGCGCCGTTCAGCAGAACTATTGTTGGGTCGGATTGATGATGAGGACTTTTTAAATCTTAAGAACTCTGACAAGTTTCCTGAACGCAACTCTTATGACGCTGAAGCCCCTGGTTGGGGTTGGATGTCTAACAATTCTGTTGAGGTTTCTGTTGGAACTGACTTCGCACCGATTGTTGATGGTATCGCACGCAACGGTGAACCAGGGGTAATCTGGATGGACACCACACGAAAGTATGGTCGTTTAGTAGATTCTCCTAATAATAAAGACTGGCGTGCTGCGGGATACAATCCGTGTGCCGAGCAGAGCCTCGAATCATTTGAGATGTGTACTCTTGTTGAGACTTATCTAAACCGTCATGATTCTTTGGAAGACTATAAGCGCACTCTCAAGTTTGCTTATCTCTACGCCAAGACTGTTACGCTTCTCCCTACGCATTGGGAAGAGACTAACGCAATCATGCAACGCAACCGCCGTATTGGAACTTCGATGTCGGGTGTTGCGAACTTTGCCGATTTGAATGGTTTACCTGTGCTTCAAGACTGGATGAATACGGGCTACGAAACTGTAATCTCTTATGATAAAACCTATTCTGAATGGCTAGGTATCCGTGAATCTATTAAAACAACCACGATTAAGCCTTCTGGTACTGTCTCTATTCTTGCTGGTGAATCTCCAGGCGTACATTGGACACCAGGCGGCGAGTACTTCTTGCGTGCCATCCGGTTTAGGAATGAAGACGCTATGGTTGCTCTCTTTAAAATGGCAAACTACCGTGTAGAACCCGCGTCTGAAGACCCTGTAAATACTTCAGTAGTGTTTTTCCCTATTAAATCTCTCGCAAAGCGCTCTGAAAAAGATGTCTCTATCTTTGAAAAAGCCTCTCTTGCTGCCACAGCTCAGAGGTACTGGTCAGACAACTCGGTTTCGGTAACTGTCTCTTTCGATTCTGATACTGAAAAAGACTACATTGGTACTGTTTTACATCTCTTTGACGGACAACTAAAGACTGTTTCCTTCTTGCCAATGGGTAACTTCACTTATCCGCAAATGCCTTACACTCAAATCTCTCAAGAAGAGTATGACAAATACGAATTAAGTCTCTTTCCTATTGACTTTATTGGTATCTATCAAGGTCTAGGGTCCGACGCTATCGGTGAAGCGTACTGTACCACCGACGCTTGCGAGATTAAGTTAATAGCGGAAAATAATAAATAAGTAGATAGCAAAAAGCCCCTAGCAAATCTGCTAGGGGCTTTTGGCTTTGGTGATTAACGGCTCTCTAACCAGTCTTCGTAAGCGCAGTCAAACTCGGCGTATTCATCTAGCCAGTCAATAGGCGTAACAAGACTGCGGTGTCTCTCAAAATCTGACATTGACCACTCTAAGAAGTCGTAGAAAACGCTCTCTGTAAGTCTGTGAAGAAAGACTACTTGATTAATCTCTCTGTGACCTGCGATTAGCAGGCTCATTTCTGTAAAGGTAATGCGCTGTTCCATTTTATTTCCTTTTTGTGGTATTAGTCGAGTTCCTTTAGAATACGAAAGCCAATGTTCTCTTGGATTTCGTTGCCCTTAGCCAAGTCAAACTCGGCTTGGTCTTGGAAGTAGAAAAAAATACGAGAGTCAAACTCAAAGTTCTCGTCAAACTCGGTCTTGCCGTCTCCTATGACAACATAGACTTCTTGCTCGTTTTCGGGGTCGTCATACCAACTGATGACAACATCTTTGATTTCGTATTGCTGTTCCATTAGTTTCTCTCCAGTTCTTTACAGGCGCAGGGCAACTTGTCGCAAGTTAAACAAGATAGTTCCTTACAGGCGCAGGGTGAATAGTTACAATCGTAGCAGTAATACTTGGCGCAACTCTCACACAGCAGTTCGCTGTTTAGTTCTTTGGTGTCAAAATCATCTTCGCAATAAGCGCAAGTGGTAGATTCCATTAGTAGCGACCATACTTTCTCTCGTCATCTGGGTCTTGTCTAGGCAGGTCTATTGGTGTGTTTGTCAGGCTGTCAAGAAACTCGTCAAAACAATCTAAACAAACTCTTTTAGTTACGCCTTTGGCTACATCAAGGGTGATGTCGCTCTTTTCTTTTTGGCACATTACACAAACGGTTTCCATTAGTCAGCCAACTTTCTTAGCACGCTGTCTAGCAAGTCTATTGCGTCAGGGAATAGAACATTCGTGCCACCTTCGGTAATAAACCAGTTAAGCCAGCCAGCAAGGTTCTCTTTTTCTAACTTAGTTAGTTCTATGTTCATGTTAGTTCTCTTCCTTGTTGTTTTTAAAGTGATTAGCAAACGCCTGACCAGCGAGAGAGAACCCTGTGACTGGCGTAGCGTTTTCTTTAATCTCGGTTACTTCGCCAGCCTCGGCTAAAAGCCAAAGTAGTTTATCTGGTGTGACATCAGAGTCAGTTACTTTTATTGTGATTGAGTATTCACGCATTTTAGTATTCTTCCTTATTGTCAAAACCACACTCTTCGCAAGTGTAGTGGTCTCCATTTTCGATTGGTGTAGCAAAGTCTGTGGCGCAAAAGTCGCACCAATACTGTAGCGGATAGCACCGCTTACAGGTGTCAAGACCACAGCCGTATGCGCTACGGCTTTGCTCTAGTATGGTAACTTGTTCTGGCGATAATGGCATTAGAGTATCTCTTCTTCTTCCCACTCTTCAACATCAAAGTCTGCGCTTAGGGCTACTTCGTTCTCACCGTGTATGAACATCTTTGTAACAGCCTTGTTTGTGATGTGTAAGGTCTGCGTCTCAAAGTTCTCTTCGGTAACTTTTTGGTCTGTCTCTACGGTTACACCGTAAGTAATAAATACTGTGTATTTAGGCATTTAAATCGTTGTCCATTCCATTACGGCGTTGCGTATGGCTAAATCAACTGTGTCTCCCCAGCCGTCAGCAAGCAGGTCTTCTTCGTCATAGACAGACGCTCTAAACTCCGAGCGTGGGTTGTTATCTGGCGACACATCATCTACGATAATGCGGATAGTGAAGTCAAGTAGAATGTCGTCTTTCATTAGTTTTCCTTTCTCAAACATTCGGGGCATAGCATAAACTTGCTACGGTCTTCGGTGTCGTAGTTTAGGTCTTCGGTAGGATAGTCGTCAAAGCACTTAGGGCAGGTGCTTTCAGGGCTGTTAAACAACTCTTCGTCAATGTAATGTTCAATGTCGCCAAGGTCGCACTCTGGTATTCCAAAGGTGGGAATGTCTGTGGCTATCTGGTCAATAATCTCTTGCGTGGTTAGCGGTCTGTCAGCACTCACGCTAAAGCCGAATGAGATTACGCCTGTGTAAGTGTGTTCAGCCATTACTCTTCCCAATGCCCTTCTTCGACTTCGACTACTAGCGTCTCTAGCAGTTCGTCAAGGTAGTTATTCACTCTGCCGTCAATCTCGTCAGCGAGATTTTCCCATTGAGCGTCGGTGAGCGTCTCACCCAGCAACTCTTCGAATGTAACTTTGCTAATACCAAAGTTCTCTAGTGCGTTCTTATCCATTTTGTTTTCCTATCTAATCTAACTGGTTACAGTAGCAGGGTTCATTTTCTGACAGACAAGTGGCGCAACGAATGTCGCCCATGTCGTCTTCATTGACCTTAAGTATGTCTTCCATAATGACTATCCATGTCAGGCAGTAATCACAATGTGTTCTAAGCATAGGCTTAGGGCAGTCTGCCGTCAAGTCTTCAAGCGTGTCTAGCACTTCGTCTAACGGATTTATCATGAGTTCAACATCATTCCGCACTCGGCTACAAACATCTCGCACTCCAAGCACTCATTCACAGCGCACTCAGCAAGCCCGCATAAGTTACTCTCATGCCAATACTCAAATACCGAGATGTGTTCGCAAATAGGATTTTCGGGCATAACTAGGTTGTGTGACATTACGCTGTCCTTTCAGGTAGTTCTTCCAACTCGCCTTGGTAGAGTTCTACATTGATACTAGAGTTGCGCCACTTAGCGTTAGGCAACTCGTCAATGTTGATTTCGTCATCTTCGACCTGCGCTAGTAGATACTGTGCGTGTTCTAGGCTGTCTGCCGTGAATACGCCTTTCCAGCACTCCACCACATCATACCTAATAAAATACTCTGGCATTTTAGTCTTCGCTTTCTTCGATTGTGTCTTCGCCGTCAAGATACTCAAAGTCTTCGTCTTCCATGACAAGCGGAATAGGCTCTTCAAGGTTGTTGTGGAAGTGGTGAAAGTGGTTTAGGACTGTGCGTGGGTCTTGGTCGCTTTCGACTTCGTAACGCTCAACCTTGGTGATAATGTATTTAGCCATTTTAGTTTTCCTTTGATAGTGCGATTTGATAGGCGATTTCAATACGCTCGTTCTCGCCTGCGTTGGATACCTGCTCTAGTTCTGCGTCAGTCCAGTTTGTAGTGTCAATGATTAGCACTTCGCCTGAACCGTATGAGCCGTCTTCCGTGACCCACATGACATGGGTTTCGTATGGATAGACAATGAATGTTTTGTGTTCTGCTGGCATTAGTTCTGTTCCTTTGTTGCGTTGGATTGTGTTGCGTATGTGTTAGCCCACGCTACCACATTTTTTGCGTCAAGGATACCGCCCTGCCCGCAAAACTCTGATAAGGCTGTTAGGACATCATCAACGCCACCGTCATAGCCTTTTGAGAACCACTCCCACTCAAACTTAGGCAAGTCAAGTTTATTAGGCTCATGCCAGTCTGCGAAGTTGCTGGCGTTCTCGTTGTCAAAGTAAAACTTGAGCAAGCACTCGTCACAGTTGCGAACGGTTGCGTCAGTAGCGTTACAGCCACAGGCAGGGCATACCCATTCGGTAGCCCACAGTTTTCCAAATACCATTTTCTTATTTACCTTTCTCTGATAAATCTATTTCGTTTAGCATGAACAACGCTACTTCGTAAGCGTCTGTGACACCGCAATAATAGGCGTAGTCGCTGTTGCCGTCTGATTCTGCGCTTTTCTTGTCTTTGGTGTATTTGGCTAACAGTTTAGTTATGTCAGCCTTTACCTGCTCAACGGTCATGTTATCTACCTGCCTTAATCGTGTGTTTGACTACATCTTTAGCGACCTTAACTAAATCGCTAGGTTGTGTGATTGTTCGGAAGTTCTTAGCACCGTGACTAGCCTTTTTAACGCCGTCTGGGTCAGCCAATAGTCTCTGCGTGTATTCGTCAGTCCCAAGAAAGATGACGCTGGTGAAGACACCGCTTTGACCCATTTCGCTAATGAGTGGGTCGCTAGTAGTGCTAAAGCCACCGTCAGTCAGTAAGAATAATAGTTTTGTTTTAGCCTTGGACTGCTGAAAGATACGCTGGCTTTCTAGTAGCGAGTAGTATGGGTCAGTTCCACCAGTTGCGTGCGCTATAAGAGCCTTGCTAGGGCTTGCTTTTTGGTCAGCCGAGTAGAGCATACGGCTGTCGGCGTTATAGGTCATGACTGACACCCTGCCGTTGATTTTCTCAATGGCTCGCTTGATTACCCACGCCGAACGGCTGGCAGAGCCAATCTCGTTCCACATAGAGCCTGAACGGTCAAGCGCAATACAGCACTCAATGTCGTAGTCTTCGTTGCCTAATGTCCAACGGTCAAACAACTTGCCTATCTCATTGACATCGGCGTTCATGGCACGCCTGACATTCAGTTTGCCAGTTGGTCGCTCAAGTTCCCACGCTGGGTCACACTCAATACGGATACGCTCTAGTTCTTGACCGAATAGGCGACTAGCCGTAATCTCGGCTTGCGTAGGTTCGTCAGCCGTTCCCTGTCCCTTGCCCAAAATAGACTTGGTAGATGAATCCTTGTTAATAGCCTTGATAGTCTCTCGGACTTTAGTTTTGAGAGACTCGTCATTCTTGGCACTCTGGACTGCTTGCTCAACGCTTTCGGCTAGGGCTTGGTCTTTATCGGTATTAAAGTCTTTGGTGTCTTTATTAAACTCGCCGTCACCGTCACCAGTAATCGAATAGCCTGCGCTGTTCTTATCTAAGTTCAGTTCGTCTGGTTCGCCGTCATCGGCAATAATAGCGTCTAGTTCTTTTTCACCAAGTGGCTTGCCGTTACGCATGACAGGGCGACCATCGCAACCGCTAGGTGTGTGTAGCGTCTCTGGAATGATAGCGATAAACTGCTCAATGAGTTCTTGACCCCGATTGTAGTCCCTTGGATAGACCAAAGAGCGATACTCTGAACAAATAGAATAAACTTGTTTAGCCTGTTCTTCGCCGTATTGTTTGGCGTATGCCATAGCCGAATACTGTCGTGCTGGTAGCGAGAAGTATTTGCGACCTGCTAACAAAACAAAGTTGTCAGAGAAGTCTTCTTGGTGTTTGGCGATGTATTCGCCTAGCAAGGCTGTGAAGAATGGGCGTGTGCTTGGATACTTGGTTGTCATGTAGTATTCGGCTCGGCAGTCTTCCAAGATGTTAAACGCTCTAGCCCTAGCAGGGCTGACCAACTCTATGCTTTCAGCGGTAGTGGTGTGTTCGTTGCCTTGATAGTCTTTCCACTTGTTTTCGTGCGTAATGGTTTTCTTTTCCATGACCCACTTGCCTAGAGCCGTTCCCTGCCTTGGTGTGAATAGCAGGTGAGCGAGTTCGTGATAGTTCAAGCCGTGTAGCGAGATGACGGTTTCGTCTGTAAGAGCCTTGATGTGCTTGGCGTTAAAGGTGACATTCTTACCGTCATTCCACGCTGGGGCATACTGTAAAGGGTCATCGTTCAGAAATACATCTACTGACAAGTTAGATAGGATACGGTCAGCCTTTTGGAATACTGAACAGAAACTGTCAAGCAAGTTGTTTCTTAATAGGATTGTCTGTTCCCTGTCTGCCGTCATGGTGCGAATGTGGTATTCAAAGTCAAGGCTGACTTGCTGGTATTCTTCCCAACGCTGTTGGAATACAGTTTCGTATTCTTGACCAGTTAGTTTTGCGTGTTCTTCAGCCCACCTGACAATGCCGTTAGGGTTTTCTAGGTATTCTTTGTCCTGCGTTTTTAGAAAGTCAGTCCAATCCTTGAATGAGTGACCCCTGTTGGTTGCGATGTTGCGAATGTGCTTAGCCATTAGTTGTTACCTACTTCGTCTGCTTGAATCTTACCAGTAGCGACAGAGATACCAAAGTCTTTGCCGATGTTTGACTTAGCCGTGTCGAACGCCAACTTCACAGCGTCACGCTCGTCATCTAGGAATCCGTTGATGTAGGACATAACAGCATAGTCAAGCCCAAGGTTCTCAACATTCTTAACAAAACTGATTAGACCGCGAGTAGAGATAGGCGTGTCAATCTCGCCTTTGTCTGCTTGCTGGCGTAGTTTGCCTGCCAACTCCAAGAGAGCAGGTGACTTAATCAACTTCTTCTCAATAGCCTTGTCATAGTCAAACTCTAGTTTGTGAGCGAAACGGTCTTTCCACGCTTGGTTCATCGGGCGAGAGCCACGATAGTTCGGGTTGTGGTCGCCAATCACAACTAGGTCTGGGTGCGCCTTGATAACTTCGCCACCGTTCTCTAGCAACTGTATTTCACGGCGGTCATCTAGCAGACCAAACAAAACTGTTGTGATACGCTCTGGCATAAAGTCAATCTCGTTGAGCAACAGCACGCCACCGTGTCTTACCAAGTCTGTTACAGGTCCGTCTTGCCAACGGAATACGCCTGCCTGCTCGGTTGGTGTCCATGCGCCGAATAGGTGACTAGGCTCAAGCCCGACATTCGCCGAGATGTTGTAGTAGCGGTAGTTGTTTGTGCTTGCCCACGCCAAGACACACATAGTCTTACCCGAGCCTGCGCCACCACGAATAATGACATTCTGCTTTTCGGCTTTGGCTGTGTCCAAGACATCGAAGTCGGTGATGTTCTTGTTGATAACATAACGGTTTAGATAGGTCTCTGCCCATTTCTTGTCTGGCACGCTGGCTAGTTCCGTAGGTGCGTATGAAGATGAACGAGTGACTACTGGCTGGTCTGTAACAGGCTGGTCAAGTGTCGTGCTGATTGGATAGAACGCTGATTCAAGGACAGGCTCAACAGACTTGATAGGCTTGAGCGCAACAGGGCTGGTGCGTCTGCCGTCTCGGACATAATCGTTTAGGTGAGTGTCGCCGTTTTCCAACATCTCAATAAAGTGGGTTACAGCGTCATCGTGGTTCATCTCAACGGCTGGGTCAGTTGGTGCGACAGCGAGAGCCTTAGTTGCGAGAGCCGTAACAATACCCATTTTGGCTTGGGCTACATCTCGCTCGCTGATGATGACAGCGACAGGCTGGGCGGTTACAGGGATAGATTCAAAACCGAACGATACTCTTGACCAACGAGAGCCACGACCACGCTGACCATTGGTTCGGCGTGAGAAGATTAGGACTTCGCTCTCGGTAGGAACGAGTAGCGTTTCGACAAAGATAGCCCAACCGTCTTGTTGCTGTTCGGTCTGGCTCTTCAATAGGACTGCTAGTGACATGGGGGTTAGTTCTCTTTCGTGTATGTGCCTTGAGCGTTTCTCTCGGCTACAAAGAACAGACTACGCTATCGGGGTGACATAACCAAGGCACTTAGGTATTTATTTACCAAATGTTCATCTAACTGTGACCTGCCGTAACCTTCGGCAAAAAATCGGGGGCTTTGCTATTTCTTTGTATTCACCTATTAGAGAGAGACATTTAGATAGAGAGATAGGGATTGAGTGTAGCGTATGCGAATAATCCCACAGACATTTATTTCTCTCACGCTCTCTCTCTCCTTATAGCAACTACAACAAGCCCAGTAAGCCTTGCTCATCTGGGCTTATCCCTGCTTGCTTGTCAGGCTTGTTAGGCAGTAGCCTTTTTCGGCTCAAATCACATAGCATACTTCTCTCTCTATAGCAATAACCGTAACCAAATCGTTATAGCCAAAGATTTACCCGCCGTTTACTCTCTGTTAACTCTCCGTTCACCTAAATATGGTAGGGCAAAGCTTAGCAGGCTTGTTGAGTTGGAGCCTTTTAGCCATTTCAGCTTAATAGAGGATTCCGTCCGTCCGGCCGGCTATGGCTAAAAGGCTCCAACTCAACAAACTTGCGTAGTTTGGCGCAGAAAAGGGAAAACCCCCAGCCAAATAGCGTTGGCTAGGGGTTCTAGGCAGGCACAGAAAGGGGAAGAAGCCTGCCTATCGTGTAGGAAGAAAGATAGACCTACACGCCGTCTTTGTAGTTAGTGCGACAGTTTTCGCACCACCATTCGTTACCTGCTTTGGTTTCTATGCGTTCGGTTGCTAGACCATTTCCGCAGAACTCGCAGGTGTAAGTGTGTTCGCCGTGTTCTGTGCCGTGTGCGCCCATACATACTTCACAGTCTTCGTTGAAGTCTAGTAAGCCTGTTTCGCCTACTTGTAGGGCTACGACAAGCATTTCGGCTTGTTCGCGTGTAATAAGCCCATCGTGGTCCCAGTTTAGTAGCAGATTGCGGATACGCTCTCGTTCCATAGAGATTCCGAATAGCATAATCTCTATGCGGTTTGCGTCGAACTCTGGTTTTTCGTTCATCTTAGTTTTCTTCCCTGTAACAAGATAAGTTTGCTTTGTATTGTGAGTAGAACACGGATTAGTGTCCCGATTGCGTTGATACCTAAGTGTATCACATTTTGCGGTTGGCGATGACGACCCATTAGTCTTCATCTTTTGTGTGGCAGTCGCAGTTGATACCAAAGTAACTGAACTGAACTCCGCAGGTGTCGCAGTATTCGGGTTCGTCAGCCATTAGTAATCTTCTTCTGGTAGTTCGACTTCGACTTCTGTGTCACCGAACATACAGTTGCCTTCGGCAAATGCTATTTCGGCTAGGTCTTGGGCGTCTTCTAACGAGTCTGCTTCAAAAATACCTGAAACAAGTTGGATTATTCTGCCGTTGATTTCGTATTCCATTAGAAAGTCACTTTCTGTGGGTCGTCCCAGTCGGTGTCGCCGTTTTTGTAAAAGCGTTCTGAGTTTGGTAAGTCTTCCCAAGAGAGAACTTCGTCCATAAGTATCTGGGCGTGTTCTAGGTCATCAGCCTCAAAGGTGATGATTGCGATTGTGTTTTCGATTTCTCTAAACTGGAACTTAGGCATTTTGGATACCTGCTTTCAGGATTTCGGTGGCGTGGGCGATTTGCCCGATTGTGATTTCACTTTCCCACTCTTCCGATTGGGTGTCCCAGACTGTTCCTTCTGGGAAACGAGCGACAAGGGTGCTGTCGTCAAAACTAACTTGTTTGGTTTCTGTATCAACACAGATGACAAAATAGACTTGCTTAGACATTCTCTTCTTCGCTTTCTTCTGGTTCTCCAACTTCAACACCGCTGTCGCCGTATTGTTCTAGGATTTCGCTAATAGGGCTGGATAGGTAAGTCATGGCTTGATGCCAAGCCGTAAATGCGTCTTTGGCTTCGATTTCCACCCAAGCCTCAATGGGGATAATGTATTTAGGCATTCTCTTCTTCCTGTTCTACTAGGGTTAGCCAAACATTCCAGTTATCAGGATTGTTTGCTAGGTTTATTAGGCACTTAGCACAAAGCGGGGTTTTTGTGCCAATGTATACTCCAAGAATAACTTGGGCGATTGCTGGTTTCTCATAACAGCCTTCGCAAGTGGGGGCAACTTTTGCCATAACTCTCACCCTTTCTATCTGGTGTAATACCATACTAGTCTCTCCCACTGACATTGTGCGCCACTTTCAGGTAAATGGTTTATGAACATTAGGTAAACAACTCTTCGCAAACTTGTTGAGTTGGAAGCCTATTAGCCTATAAAGACCGACGGGCACAAACAGCTACTTAGGCTAATAGGCTTCCAACTCAACAAAATAGTCAAGCCCCGAGGCTGGGGAAACCTCGGGGCTTGATTTTGGTTGATAGCGGGGTCAAGGCAGGCGACACCTATGGCAAGCCAACTCGGTCTAAGCGTCGCCCCGCTATCAAGGGGAGTGGTAGGGCTAGGGGAAAAGAAAGGAAAGCCTAGCCCTACCAAATCTATTTAGTTTTCTTCGCAGTCCGTGACTTCGTGGTCTTCGACAGACACATCATCAAGGTCGCCACGATTGTAACCGTAACCAACACTAGCCGAGATGTCTAGGTCAATCTCTGAACCGTCAAAGTTGTCCCAGTCGTAAGCAGGGCTGTTAGCAGTTACTTCGACATCGACATTTACAGTCAAGCGGAATGTCTTGGTGGTGGTCACATCAAGGTCAAAGATTTCTGAGATTTCTGTGGCGTGTTCGTCAAGGTCTTCCCAGTTCTCTTTGACATACTCCGCTAACTTGTCACGCTGTCCGACAAGTTTGGCGTGGTTTGTTTTGTGAGTGTTAGCCGAAAACTCCAATGAGTTCTTCTCACGAGTCACCTGTGCGAGTTGGGCTTCCAACGCTTCGTATGACGGTTTTTCTGATTCTGCCTGAATGTCTGCCATAACGCTGTCAGATAGTTCGGCTGGTTGATTCTCTTGGTTCTCCCACATGGTAATCTCTCTTTCTGTTAGGTGTGTATTTCCATGTAGTTCCATACTATACCCTGCCCTACTCTCTACCTACTCTTTTTGGCAAACGGCAAGTGAACAGTAGGTGAACGATTTCTGTGACAAACTTGTTGAGTTGGTTGCTTATTTGCTTATAAAAGCTGTTTAGACTTCCTCCGTCTGTCTAAGCAAATAAGCAACCAACTCAACAAACTTGGTAGGCAAAAGCCCGCC